ATCATAGGCGGGCAGTTTTTCGATAAGCGTTTCAATCAGACAGTCATTCGCTAAATGCAAATCATCACAATCGTCATGTTCGCTTTCAGGATTAAAACCCTTATCGTTGCTTAGGGAATTGCACACATTTTCTGTTACACCATTTGTATAGAACTCTGATGAGTTATCACGTAAATCTGCACATGCGTTGCAGTATTCACGTTCGCTCCCACAGTCACAGTCCTGTATCGTTGTCGTTGATGTTTCTTTGGTAGTAGTTGTTTTTAAAACTGTAGTTGGATTTGCTCCCATATCTGCTCCTTCCTAGAATGTCAACGAATCTACGTTTATATATGCACAAGCCATCTCACAACATCCACCCTCGACTGTTATTCTGTTCATTCCCTGATGTACAGTAAATGAAAAGTCGTTGAGAAGAACTATATCATCTAAATCAAGTTCGATTTCAGGACAACATTCATCCTCACCTTCGAGATAAGTTACTTCTCCGTTCGGATACATCGTAAGACGTCCGTCATAATCTCCCTTAATCATCTTTTTAGTTCCATTGATGTCAATGATAGGGTCTTGCCATTTTCCTGTCAGTGTGACCGTAACTAGCGTTGTAGGCAGTACTGAATCAGAGTAGAACTTGCCCGCTATAACGCTACTGCAAATATCTTTCTTGCATATCTTAGTTCCTAATGTCTTTTCACCGAACAATTGGTTTGCCCTGTTGCAGTTATAGACAATCTTGTAGGATTTACCACACTTTAGGAAATTATTCAATTCTTCTTTGCTCATTGAGCAAGCAGAATCCTGTTCGCACAGGTTTCCACAATCGTCAAGACATGATGCACATCTTTCCTCATGGTCTTTAGGACATGATGTACAGCAGTCCTCACATTCGTTTATTTCTCTGAAATCGTAATCATCTGTAAAGTTACAGTTATCATACGGAATAAGAAATACATTCTTTAAATCGGCTATATGCCAATATCCCTCTCTCAATCGGAAGTCAACATCCATTGAGTAGTGGTCTTTGAAGTATTCGTATACTTCTGAAAATTCCGTAGGCTTTGCATATGCCCACAGTAGCTTGTCATCTTGTATTGCCCATATCCTTCCCGACTTGACAAGATTCAGTTTCATGTAATCACCGATGTGTTTTCTGTCCTCTTTCCGGAACAATCGGTAATTCATATTGATTGTTAGTGACAGACTGCCTTCGGTCATGAACAGGTACTCTGCCTTTTCAGGATCGTAACTTCCATGACCAAAGGAATATTCGTGACTGTCACCTTTTGTAGATACTCGATATGATGCTGATTCAATGGTATCTGCTGAACTGAATACTAAATCGTTGTATTGAACATAGGTTCTGATAGGATTGTATGTTACACAACTCATGCTAAAGCCCTCATCCATCGGTCAGCTTTGACCATACTTTCTCTTTCTCCTCTGCTGTGTCCGTTAATTTCAATCTTTCGATTGTCATTGTTATACACATTGTTAGTGATGTTCGTCACACTATTGTTTACAGTTTCGTTCGTGTTGTATCTATGCGTTAATGCACTGATTGCACCATGCACATCCATATTGTTCAGTCTGTTGAAGAACTCTTTGCCATATTTCCTTACTGTTTTTCTCTTTATGACAAATTCTCCCGGTGTAAGCATTGCCGGCACTGTATCCGTTCCTTTAGGCTCGAAATAAGCAAGACCGCCATTTGCATAGTATTTAGGTATGATTCCACCCATGCTCTTGTTAATCGATATACCATTGAAAGGAATGTCACCGAATACGCTATTCAGACCACCAGTACGACCTGTTGAAAGGCTTGCTTTTACATTGATGCTTACAGTAGCGTTTGATGCACCTGCTTCAATGCCCGCTGCTAACTGTTCACCCAACGTAACACCTGCATTGTAGAATGACTGATTATATGTAGATAATGTACTACTTATACCACTCAATTTACTTGCTATGTTTTTAAGTCCTTCTCCGAATCCTTCCTTGACTTTTTCACCATATGTCTTACCTACCGACTTAAACTCACTATTTTTCTTTCCTAAAGCTGTAATCGCTCCATCCACTTCACTGCTGAAACCTGCCGATATATCTGCCTCAAGGAAACCACCGATAATAGCATCTCCTAATTCCGAACCTGTCGAGAAGAAACTTTCCGACAGTCCGTTCAATGCGGTAAGCAGGTCATTGAAAGCGTTGACTATGCCCTCGATTTTGGCTACGTTTTCACCCTCTTTAGCAGTAATCTTAGCTATTCCATCTATGGCTTTCTGAACGTTATCGATAGAAGTCAGTACACCATCGATATCGAATGAATCTGGTGTGAATTTCTTCAACTTGTTGATGATTTGGTTCAGCTTGTCTACAGCGTTGTAAGCGTTGGTTAGGTTCTCACCTTTTCCATACGTTTTCATCGTTGCACCGAATCCGCCCTCATCAGTATTGTTCATCTTCATCATTATCTGGTTGACTGCATCCAAGACATCGCCGACTGCTTTTTTAACATCCTCTGCCTTGAATGAAGAAGATACATACTGTTGCAGTTCCATCAGTTTTGTTGCGATATCCTTCATCTTGTTGATTCCCGACAACGCATTTGTAAATGTGTCAAGTTTAGGGAAGTTCCTCAAGTTGTATGTCAGATATGTTGCATTGATAGTACCGAGCACTTCGGATATTTTGTTAACCTGTTCGGTAATAGCCTCTTTATCAATGGTTATGCCTTTCATACCATCCAGGAACGTTTTTGTGGCTGTTCCTATTTTGGAAATCGACTTGATACCATTTGATACTGACTGAATCTTTGTTTCATCCAGTTGTTTTACATCTGGTAATTCAAAGTTGTTGAACAATGGGATGATGTCATTCTTGATTGTGCCAATCTTGGATGTTACATCATCTACGTTAATCTCAACGCTCTGAACATCATTAAGACTGTTCATCATGGTTGCCATGTATGACATTGAATCTGCGGCTTTTTTCATGTTCGATGCTTCTAATGAACCACTGATCCATTCACCTACAGCACCAAAGAAATCATTGCTAGACATTTTCTCTGTGATTGCTATCAGAGTGTCAACTTTATCAAGGATAGAATCATCGATTTCTACCTCATTGAGTTTTCCCATAGCTGTTGCCATGTCTACGAGAGTATCTGCTATAGCACTTATGGTAAGAAGTCCACCTGCCTCTGCTAATGCAGCGATACCGCCTGTTGCTACTTCGATACCACCGATAACACCTGCTAGTACGGACATTTCACCTATGATAGCTGCAAGTGTTACCATCTTAGCCTTAACACCTTCTTCGTTGATAGGTGGAACTTTTTTATCGAACTCTCCGATTGCCTGTGCAAGTAACCATAAGGTACCGCCCTCTGCAATCATAGTTAACATTCCTGTTAACATTTCATCCTGTAATCCGAAATGTTCTGTTATCCATCCAGATGCAGTAGTTAATAACTGCATACCTGCCATTACACCTGCTAAAGCAGCAAACTTAGGAACAAGCGTTCCGGGGTTTTCAGGCATCTTTTCATCTAACTGTTTGATAGCTTCTGCAAAGAGCATGATTTCTCCTGCAAGGGCAGCCATCTTCACAAAGTTAGTTCCGATATCCAACAAATTGGATTTGAATGTATCCATATTCGTCAGACCTTTTCCACCACCGGCAGCATCTCCACCTTTGCCACCGAAAATGCCTTTTATCTTGTCGAACAATCCACCACCAGGAAGTTTCAGACCTGCTAGTTTAGCTAGTCCTTTTCCAACACCGATGACAGGTGCTAATACCTGTAATGCCTTACCAAGGAACATCAGTCCACCTGCTATCGTGTACCATCCTGTTACTGCACGTCCTAAGCCTTTTGATGCATCTCCACCACCTATGAATGTCATGATGTCTTTTATCGTGTCAAATGCACCCTTAAGACCTTCTTTAGCCATATTGAACACAGGCTCGAAATCCTTGATTCCGTCAAGGAATGAACCAAAGTCAAATTGACCTAATGTTTCACTCAATGCATCGATTTTTTCTTTTATGAACTCTATTCCCTCACCTATTTCTTCCTTGTGGTCTGAAATCCATGTAGCAACGTTATACAAGCCTTCCTGTATCTTTTCACCCATGTCCATGATGATTCTATAAACCGACTTATCAGGGTCATTAGAAAGGTCTTGTAGCACTTTTGAAGCACTGTCATATATTTGTACAAGACCGTCTTGAATCATCGTTTTGACAACGCTTGTGGCACCGCCTACGGTCTTTACAGAATCCTTTGCCATTTCTGATAATGGCTTGTATCCACCCATACCAACTTCATTCAATTCAATCAAGGCATCTGTAAAATCTTCAATGGATATTTGTCCACTGCTCAATGCCTCTTTGAATGTACCGATATCCATCTCAAAGTGTTCTGCTAGTTTCGTCAATGCCGGTGTCATCATGTTATCCGTCAAAGAACGGAACGTCTGTCCATTGATACTTCCGTTACCCATTGACTGTGCAAACTGCGTTACCGCTTTGTTTACGTTATCTGTAGTACCACCAAATGTCAGGATCGAGTTATTCAATGCAGAAAACAATTTAACTGCCTTTGGCATGTCATTGTTCATCGCTGCGGTAAGTTTAACTGTCTGTGATGTGGCATCATTCAGAGATGTAGGTAATCCATGAATAGATGCTCTCAAATCTTTCATTCCTGTATCGATTGTACTGTCATCAAGACCCATGTTATGGAATGTACGGTTTGCAGCGGTCATAACATCCCAACGTTCGATAGAACCTGCAAATACATCTTCCACTGCGTTCATTACAGAACTAACACCACGATACAGAGCAGAATATCCAACACCCTGAACAAGGAAGTGTGAAAGTTTTCCTAAAGGGTTGTTGGAATTGACAGAGAACATATTGAACATGCTCTTACCAACATTCTCAATGCCCTGTCCTACTGCCTTTACTTTCATGGTGGTATGATTGACAGAATCCATGAGCCTTTTTAAGTTAGATACCCTGTTTTCTGCCTCTCTTACCTGTTCTGCATCAACCTGTGCCTTCGCTCTTTGTGAAGTCAACTGGCTCATGAGAGATTTCAATCTTTCGGAATCTTCCTGTAGCTTTTTGACTTCGGAATCATCTACTTTGATTTTTCCTTCCTTGGCTTGCAGATTATCTATCTGTTTTGTTATCTGCTGATACATTTTTTCCGCCTCTTTAAGGTCTTTAAGGTCAAGGTTCAATGCACCTTTTTTGTTCCTTAATTCCTTCATAGACATACTGATATCCTTAATGGTATTTTTCAGTTTGTCATATCCCGATGCGTCAAATCCAAGACTGCCTAGTTTTGCACTACGCTCCGACTTGATTTGAGCAATCTGTTCATTGATTTGACGGATTTTCTGTTCTGCCTCTGCTAAGTCAGTGGTGTTGACTTTGATTTCGGCTTTCTTGCTTTCAAGTTTCTTGATTTCGGCATTTAATCTATCAATTTCCTCTTTACCGCCTTGAAGTTTTAACCTTTTAGCACCCAATTGATTCAATTGCCTATCTATATTATTGATTTCTTTTGAAATCCTCTGAAATTCTTCATGACTTGCCTTGAGAGATAATTTCTTATTTCCCAGGCTTTCGATTTCTTTCCTGATTTCTGCTATCTTTGATTTTGTTTTGTTCAAATCATCGATAGCTTTTGTAAGGTCCGCATCGACCTTTATCTTGTCTTTGGATACCGCTTTTATGTCGTTTTCAATCTGTCTAACTTTAGCCTCTGCCTCTTTGGTGTCCAGTACCAATTTCGCATGAGCCTCATTAACTGGCATCGATATCCCCCCTTATTTGAAATCTTCACGTTTCATAAATTTGACTGCGTATCTGTCGATTTTCATCTTTTTCTTAGCAGTCTTGTTATATTCCTGAACCTCATGAAAGTTCTTTAGCTGTTCTTCATTCTTATAAACACCAAAAGCAACTATCAATTCACAAACACCCCATTGTTGTAGGATTTCAATGGGGCGTAAGTGTAATTTTTTGGCTACGTAATATGCCATTTCAGAGTACAAATTCAAATCTGCCAGGTAAGTTTGCCTTTTCTCACGCTTTGGTTTTCCATCACTCTCCTTTTCGGCTATACCCCAAAAAGTACCTGTGCCTCGTTCCAAATGTAAGGGCACTGCTCACATGACTGGAAGAAAGCTGTGATTACACTGTATCCCATCATATGGTTACGTTCTTCTCTGCCGATGTTTAACAGTGTGGCTACGAAATCATATACACCATCTCTGATATCATCCCCTGCATAGTTGTAGAAATGGATAAGTTCCATAGAAAATTTTCTCTCGATTTCCTTGTATTCTTCTTCTACTTTTTGAACAATCTCTTTGTCGTTTGAATTGATTAGTAATGTACGGTCTTTGCTGTCTACCTTGATATTGACACCGTATTTCTTGCCTAGTTCATCAATCTCGGCATCACGCTCATCACTCTGTCTTAGATATTCGTCAAAGTAAGGCATGATTTTGACAGCCGCTTCCATTACCTTCAAATCTTCCTGGGGATTTACAAAGACATCCGGGAACTTGTATGTGAGGATTACCATATCCCCTACAGTTTCTGCGTTTTTGGGGATTTCGGTGAACTCTGCCTTGTTGTATCTGAACTTGATGACATAATCCATCTTGATGTTCTCTATATTGTTAGGGTTACCGATTACAGTAATTACATCCTCATCATCATGTTTCACAAATGGCATGTCGCTATCTGCGGTCTTTTCTATGCTTTCATTAATCTCTGTTAACTGTTGGATTGTGAATTTGTCACTCATATATGCCTCCTGTTTCTAACTCTTATAACTCGTTTGCTTTTCTGTTGATGATTGCTACTTCGTAGTAGTTATCGTTGTTATCAGGTAATACCTTGAACGCTACCTCGAACTCTGCATCATCAGAAGTCAATCCGTTAGGGAAAGATGTAACTAATACGTTACGATATACAAACTGTTCTAAGATTCCATCATCTGTTTCACGAGAGTATGTCATCTTAACTCGTCTGTCATTCAATCCCTTCTTGTTTGCTACAAAATGTTTTTCGATTTCTGCGATACGTGGATAGGAAACTACCAATGTCTTTCCAATTAACGCTTTGTTAACAAGGATTCTAGATCCTACGATGCTCATCGTTGGATTCAGTTTAGAGTTCAATACCTGATATTGACGTTCATTCAACTGCATGATGTTAGGGTTGTTGATACGCTCTAACAATGCATCGTAAACGTTACATTCGTTTGCAATAGATGCATAAACGAATCCACATTCTTCAATGAACATGTCACCGATTGTTACATATCCATATTCTTCATTTCCTGGATATGCCTTTACTTCTTTTTCTACTGTGTACATGTAGAATCCATCTGCCTGGTCAGATTCCTTAATCAATGGATTCAGTTTCATCAGGTTTGGTGATGCCTGTTTAGCAGTTACAGTACGTTCGATTGTTACTGAATCTTCATCGTATGTCGCTTTGATACAGTCTTCTTCCAATGCATCCAGGGTATCGTCACCTTCTACACCGGACAGACACATCAGTTTGACTACTTCATTTCCCTGTAAATCGGAAATCTCATCAAAGAAAGCGATACTAGAGATACCTACTGTACCGATTGATTCTTCATTCGTTCCTTCAATTTCGATGTTTACTACAGTACCATCTTCTGTTGCAGTCCATCCATTTCCTACTGTTTTTGTAGGTGCTACGGACAAATCAACTGTGATAGCATAGAATCCTTCGTGGTCTGCTACGATTGTCTGTTCGTAAGTATCTGCATTGGTCTGTTTTTCATCTGCTAAATCAGACAACGTGGAAGTAATCTTGTATGTGTCTGCTTTCGGCAGGTATACATAGTAGTACAGAACACCTGCTACATAGTCAGTAGCATCGGAAACCGTACGGAACTTTCCACTTGCCTTTTTGCCTGTTCCTACAATCATCAATGTACCTGTGTTCTTGCATCCAAAGGATTCACAGATATTGATTGAATCATCAGGAATTGTCGTAGGGCTATATTTTGCGTTTGTAGATGTAGTTTCCAAGAATCTACGAGTATTGATTTTTGCACATGCATCAATGTCATTCTCCAAAGTGATATCTACTTGAGCATATGTCTTGTCGATTTTCTTGTAGGAAGAGCCTTTCGCAATTGCTCTGTTGTTGTTGCATCTAGACATTAGTTAATGCCCCCTTTATTGTTGTTGATAACTCTTGTCATGGCTTTGTTAGCTTTGTTACTGCCTGACTTTTTGTTCAAAACTGCCATTTTGCGTTCGATAAAAGCCTCAACGCTTGATTTTTGCTTTTTTTCTGCCATTTCTATCTCCTTTACTGAAATTTAGCTACTGTACGTTCTATGAAAGGATCGCCTTTCGATGGTGGTATCCTTACGCTCTTTCTGTAATATGTACGACCATCCTTACCAGTCCATTTCAAATAACGTGTATTTGTTGCACGAACTGTATAAGCACCATGTCCTTTCCAGTACGGAATTGAGTAATCAAAGCCTCTGTTGCTCTTGCTAAGAAGGATGCTAGGGTCTACACCTATGAGATATGTCTTGTCATCTTGTTTCTCTATGATGATTGAACTCCTTAACGCTCCTGTATCCTCATGAGCCTCTGCTTTCATTACTTTTTGTACTTCTTTTGCAACGTCATAGAAATCACCCTGTACTACATGGATACATTCATCAATAACACCTGTTACAAATCCACTCATACCTCAATGAAAGGATGCATTACCTGTCCTCTTGAAACATAAGTCCATGACTTTAGATATTCCCCTTCATCTTCCGTCACTTCCTTTATCTCACCGAGGATGAAATGTATTCTCCTTCCTGTTGATGGGATTGTCATATACTGCGTATATTTCAAAGTGTTATTCGGTCTTGAACGTCTTCTGCATACAGGACATCCTGTCGATTTCTGTGAACTTCTGATACCCAAATATTTTATTTTCATACAACCATCCCCATAAACTGCTTTCTTCTGCCACACAGCGAAATGATTTCCAACTGTCTGGCATAACCTGTGACGATGTGTCCTTTGATTGTTTCAAAAATGCTTACCTGTTCATCACTTGCGTCTTCTTCAATTACTACCTCGTTTGTCGTGTCTGTTTCGCAAGCATCACATCCACAGTCACACCTGTTCATGTCTAACAGATAACCCAGGTAATCACAGAAGATAGGTAATAAACAGTCAGGAATCTGTTCGTATCCTGCCACATAGTCTACAATCACTCTCTGGACAACCTCACAGGAACATGGATTCATGATATTGTATTCGGACAAATCAATAAGCAACCGATTCTCATAAGGGTCAAAACCAAATTTTTCAGAATCAATCTCTACTTCCTCAAATTTGATACCGTTCCTTTTTTGGATACGTACCTTTATGGAATCTCGTTGGATAGGTTCGTAAAACAATTCGACATTCATGATTCCGTAGTCACAGGTACCGCAAGCACCGATATTCTTCATCTCGAATATCTCCTGTCTTTCCTGTGATAGAAAATTTGAACATCCCTCGCTTGAATCACTCCAACATGTCAGCATACTGATAAGCTGGATTAGCTGGGATAAAGATTTCTCAACTAATCCGCTCTTAATGTCTTTTTCGCTAATACAATCACAGTAATCCAGTATCTGATTTACGATGTTGTCGTTAATCATCTATCTACTGCTTGTTGATAGGAACGATTGTCTGTGGTTGGATGATTAAGTCTAATCCGTTCAGAGTTTCACCTACACAGTTAGCACCTAACGGAATATCACTTACTACTGCTAAATGGTTAGGATCAGTAGTGAATACAGTTCCGTAGTTGTAGTAGAACTTACATTCGCTTGCACATCCATCTTCCGGATTGTCCGTAGAAGTGAACTGTTCACGAGTGAAATTATCACTTGGAATCAGACCTGTACCTGTAACTCCACCTAAGAAGTTTCCATCAAGTACCCACATTTCACCTGTGGCTTTTGTCAAATCAACTGGAACCATCTTATCCTTGATGAACCGGTGTCCTTTGTAACTGATTTCATCTCCGTTACGTGTCCATCCTTCCGGATAATCTCCAAACTGTCCTTTGACAACCTGACGAGCAATAGCTTCATAAGTTAGTGGATGAACTGCAAAAACAACGTTAGAAGTGTCACCCATGACAGCAAAACGGCATCCTAACTGTTCAAATGTAGACAGAATGTTAGTACCTGTCATAGCTAATACGTCTGCACCTTCCAATACTTCCAGTAATCCATGAAATGGTTTCAGAATGTTCGTAGAAGTGTTCTGCGTACCTAAGATGATTGTGTGTGCTGTGAACCATGCCATAGATTCTTTAGCCATACGCTCACGAGCCTGGTTTACTGTTTCTCCTTCTCTCTGGAAGTAGTTGATTAGGTCGTTGCTCTGGAAACGTTTCTTGTCATAAATCAGTTTTTCCAAAATCGGATAGCAGTCTTTCAAACACAATAATTTGAAAGGAACATAGTCACCGCATTTTGCCAGGTTCAAAGGAATCCAACAACATTCATTTGCAGTGCTTTCAGGTAATGTAGTTCCATATTTGAAAGGAACTAACATCTGGAATACTCCGTCCTTGTCCTTGATAATCTGTGCACGTCCACTATCGTGAGCACTCTGTGCCATACGTGCCTGTGGTGTTGATAACAACCAGTCTACCAATGGGAATCTGTTCTGAAATTCGTTGGCAGGACTGTTGTTTGAATAATCGATAGCGATACCGATTTCGCCAATATTGCTCAACGCAGCAACCTTGTCCAAATCAACGGAAACTGCGTTTAACGTTTCTGTTCTAAAATCTAACATTTGATTTCCCCCTTATCTGTTCCATACACCGTCTTTGACGATGGATGGCTTTTCTTCTTTTGTCTGTTTCTGTGTGTTCATCAATCCCTCGATCCGGTTAATGAACGTTTCCTGTGTATTGCTCAATTTCTCGACTTTCTGATTGCTTTCGTTCAGTTGTCCTTCCAGTTCTGCAATACGTGAATCTTTCTCCTGAATCTGATTCTTCAACTGTTCGTTTTCTTCTTTCAGTTCATTGATATAAGATTCTAATTTATCCATTCCATCTTCGGAATCCTCAAGATTCTCTTCAACTTTCGTTTCTTCGAGTTCTTCTTTCTGTTCGAGTTTTTCTTCTGCTTTTTCCTCGACTTTTTCCTCTGCTTTATCTTCGAGCTTTTCCTCTGGAATGTTATCTAATTTGATATCCATATCTTCACCCCTTAACTGCACATCGTTGCTTGTAACGTTTGCGGGATTTCCTACTACAGAGAATCCCATGATGAATACTTCATCAACGATAGGCATCTCAAGTTTCTCGGATAGGTCAAAATCGAATTTTGGTTGCATTTCAACACTTAGCGATAAAGGCATATCCTGTGCTAACAAGTCCTGTACGATGTGTAGATCCTTGCGTAAGTGTACATCGCACTCAAGTCCTTTTCTGCCTTCCTCTAAATCAACGATGTGTAAATCTGATTTTGTCCATGTTCCGATAGCCAATGGAAGTGATTCCAACGAGATATGTGCTAGATTGATGTACCCGACATAATCATCGGATAACGAATTGTAGAACTTTTCAATCGTTCCCTTACGTATGAAAAGCCTTACCGTTCCATCGTCAAAGCATACAGCACCTTCGTCTAATAAACGTGCTCTCTGCGTTGCCTCGTATGGTGCGTTTAAACATATCTTCTCGGTCATTTCTTCATTGGATAGTGTAAATGCCTTATCTAGTTCTTTTTTCATCACCCTGCGTTTTTCTACGCTCTTGGTGAACCATTGACTGATTGTTGGTTTCATTCGACTACCTCTACCGGGTGATAGAAGATTTTCTTTACCCTTCCACCACATGATTTGCAATATTCAACACGATAATCTACATTGGCTAGTTTCAGAGCGTTCTCTACACCCTCTGAATACCTCTGCTTGATTTCGTATGCTTTTAAGCTGTTCTTAAATGTTTCGTCCTCGCCCTCAAGGGAATAATCCTCTCCGGGTTTGACCGTAATCTTCACGAGTTCCATGTACCCATGTTCTTTAGTCCATAATCTTAGTTCCTGCTGTGTATTTATAAGCGGTATCAGATGGTAAGAATTACTTGGATGTTTTTCTTCCACTTTTCTTTCCCTTTTCTATCGGTTTGATTTCTTTTTCAGGAATCTGATTACGGATGAACGCTAAACGTTCTTTCTCTGTTTCAAAATGATGGATTTCCATTACTCACCACCGCCAGTAGTAACATTTCCAAAAATATCACAGTCGATATCTTTGCATCCGTCATCTTTGACTTCAGTTTCTGTCTGTGCTGTTCTACATACTGTTACGACATTCTCGAACATGTAGATACAGGCACTACCATCTGATTTAGGGATCATTACACCTCGTTCTACAGACTGTCCTCTTGTATACGCATCAAAACGTGTCCAAAAATCTAATGCCTGCTTTCCATCCAAAGTGATAGGATCGCCTGTTTTCATGGTGACAGTGATTGAAAAACTTCTCTTAATTGCCATTCTTTTGAATCTCCTTTCTTTTCAATCTGACAATCCACGCAAAAAGGCAGTACCTTCAGCGTGGTTTATATGCTCAAAACACTTAACGTGGTCAAGCCTTATCTTTCCGCCTCGATACTGCCCTGATAACCTATTTGAAGAAATCGTCCAGTGTATCTTCTTCCACCGGTGCATCGTTGATGGAATCACTGATACATTTCGCAATCTTCGGCATATGCTTAATCGGAAGTTTCTTCTTGAACTCGTTCACGAACTCTGTATCAGAAATCGTGTTCTTCTTCACTACCTTGAATCCGTTCTCGTCCTTGCCGATTACATATGTATTCAACATCTTCGTGTAGATACGTCCTGTTGCCTGTTCGTTCAAGGCTCTCGTATCTCCCCAGATGACTTCTAAAAGTTTGTCCTTTCCCTGTTTTGTTTCTCTGTATCTGTTGTCAAAGTATCTGTCAGGGTTCACTACTTTGACAGGCTTCCTAGAATGGGTATAGTAGATACCATCATCGGTGAGTTCCCTCTCACCTAGTTCTACGCTCGTTCCCATCAGCTTTTCTTCTGCAAGTTTCCGCCTGTTCACTTTCTGTCCGTCTGCAAATGTGTAGACCTTGTCACCATTGATTTCCGCAATCGGTTCCGCATCGGTTTCATTGATAATCTGTTGTAAAATATCCATTTTTGCCTCCTTCTAACGTATCTTACCTACATCAACTTCTTCATCTACTTTTCTAACACCCTTGTCAGTTTCTTCGTCGATTGATTCGTTGCGTACCTCAAGTTCTTCCGCATTGTATCTGTGAAGACCGCCATTGATGTCAAATTCTTCCTTTTGTCCTAATGTCTGCATAGCATGATTCATGATAGCTAATGCCATCTTATCTCCCTCTTTTGTGGCAGTTGCTATGCACTGTGCTACCGATAGCATCTCTTTGTAAATCTCAGCACTCTTGTCCATCTGTGACTTGAGTTCGTATTTGTCAAAGTATACCTTCGGTAATCCTAACTTGTTTGATAGTACAGAACTAATCTGTACAGCTATCTTCTCACGCTCAGGAACGATGTCATTCAACATACCCTGGTCTAATATCTTGTCCATAGATACGTTTCCTGATACGTCACCTAATTCAATCAGAGCAGGTGAGATAGAGAAACACTGTGCTACTATCGTTCCTTCCTTGCTCATCAGCCATTCGAGGAACTCTGTCGCTTTCGTTACCCTCGGTAAATGGTCAATCTTGTCCTTGAATAAGGAACTTGCTAATACTACATTGTCCGATCCTGAATTTTTAATCTCATTTGCTAAAGCCTCAATCTCTTTTTTGAACTTCAGTAACCGGTCATTCTGTGCAGTGTTCGTCCTGTCTATGATTTCTCCTGCCGATAATTCGATAGAACCATTGGAAACTTCATCATTCATCCAGAAGATTATACGTCCTGGTCCGTCATACTCGATATCGTAGTTCAGTCGTAGATAGACACTGCATATTAATTTCAGTCTTAATTTATCCCTGTGGAATACCGAAACACCGTTCTCTTTCGATGGGTCGTTCCGTAAATTGATGAACTCATCAGGCATTACGATGATGACCTTGCCTTCCCTGTCAATCAATCGGTGTGTCCTCTCAAATTCATCCCTGTCGATTTCTATCTTTCCTAATGAAATAGGCTTGTCAGGGTCTGCACTTACTGCGTAGTAATACGGTCTTTTGAATCCCTTGTACTCATCGTCATCTTCAACGATGGTTACATAATGGTCATGCGGTACAAGGATGATTCCATCTTTCTCCGAAAGCCATCGGATACCACATTTTCCGTATCTCTTTGAGTGGATGATTGCCTGTTGGATTATTTCAAGATTAGTTATGCCCTGGATGTTCCTTCTGTATAGGAAATTCCTTAGCTTAAGAGTAGATTCTTCTTCGCCGGTCGTTAGACCATTGGAGAATAATAGATTGATGTACTGCGATTCTACATAAGGCAGTGTGGATAGATTCTCAACGAGAAATTCAATCTCATCAAGGTCTTTCATAGGTTCGATGTGGAAACCACTGGAACAGGATGTGCATCGAGCCATTTCCTCGATGATTTCCATGTCCGTCCATCCGTTTCCTACTTTTCTTGGAATAGGTTTGTTGCTCATAGTGAGTTTCTTCTTACGCTGACGCTTGTTCATCCCGCTCCTTCCTATCCTCTAACTGATTGTAATAGTCTAACCCACTACCTATATTATAACACATGAGGGAATGTATGGACAGTAGGCACGAATCCAGGTCATCGGGGGAATGTCCAATCTTTGCCTTGATTAGATCCTTGCTTATTATCCCTGTTTTCCCGTTCCTGGTCTTCAATGTTCGTACCGCAGCCATCTGTGGCTTTAAAACCTTGGCTACACCCACCGTAAACCATACTTTTCCATAATCCATGAGTTCCTGAAGGTCTAAATGCATCTCGGAACGCATGTTAGCACCATATTTAGCCGAATAATGACCGTTTTTGGCTCTTTTTTTGTCCGTTCCGCCACCAAAATTTACCCCTCTGACGATAAATTCGTACTTATCAGCATATTTCGCAAGTTCCTCAAGGATATAGACACCAAATCCAATGTCAACAGACACATATTTCACCCTGAACTGCCTTATAATCTTCAAAATATCGGCTACAATCTTCACACTCGTTACTCCGTCTATCCATTCACCCTTGTAAATGTCCGCAATATCGAGCACATACACCTCTCCATGCGAATTTAACGATGTAAGACAGACCTTAATCTTGTCCTTGCCCTTGTAGGCGGCATCCACACCAAGGAAAAATGTGCATCTCTCCTGGGACAGCCTGTCAATGTAATTCTGCCCTAAATCTATCAATTTCATGTTCTGGAACATCGATTTGTCAGAATAATCCTCTAATTCACATAGGAAATATCTCTGGCATGTGGAATCATTCTTGAAAAACTGACTGTTCAATACCCTCTCTACACTGGGGATACGTCCTTCCTCTAGGCTCGTCCTTACATCCATCCATACTATCAATGTGTCCTCGGCAGGATTCTCATCCGTTAGATAATCGTAAAACGTTCCTACCTTATGGGGATTCGATATCATAAACAGTAAATCTTTCTCACCATTCACATTGGAGAACTCCCTTCGCCCTATCTCTGCCATAGCATCATCGGAACATAAGGCAGCCTCATCTAAAAATATGTCACCACCACGTCCTACAGCCTTATTGTGCTTTAAAGGGTCGTTCGTGCTCTCTCCTAACGATATAGCCTCAATCAATCCACTGCCCTTGAACGTTAATTTCCTCTTGCTTAAACTCGACTGAAGTTTGTCAATCTTATCGGGTGTTTCCAATAACTTCTTCTTCATCTCCGGATGTGCATTTGGTATGTGACCAAGTATCTTGTTCATGATAATCTCTGTAGTTCCATCGTCACCGCCCGCAACCCTTACTTCATGCCCATGAAACCCTAACCAAAAGATAATCTCTCCACATGTCCATGATTTCCCATACTGGCTAGGTGTGACAACTACAATCGTCTTGTACTTCCCCTGGACTACAGCACCAAACAGCAAACTCTGCGTGAAAAATAACGGTGTCTTGTAACATAACATCGATTCCTTAGCACCAATCTTAGCTATCTCTATTGCCTCATCCATCTCAATGCTCAATCTCTTGTAATGCTTTGGTATGTGCCCTTTTACCCATCTCGGTAACTTACTACATTCTTCCGCCTCCTCACATAATCGCTTAACTTTCTCCTGTACTGTCATCCTCTGCCTCGGTAAATTCTCCCTCTAATATCTTGTCTATCTTGTCAGATATCATCCGCCTTTCGTCAGTAAGGCTTAAATTATATGTGTTGTTCACTACTCCACTTACACTCGTTCCGATTCCATCCATTACATTTAACTGCTTTATAGCACTGATCCTGTCCTTGGCACTCGTGTTCACTACTTCTCCATTTTCTCGTACCATCTTCCCCTTAGCTATGTCACTTAATATCTTCCGCCTGTCCATTACGCTTAATACATAGTCGTGCTCCATCTCAGCATCCTGCTTCTTAGCTATGATGGCTGTCTTTTCCCTGTACTTCTTCGTAATCCGACATCCCCACTCACATGCTACTTTCCTTTTCCAATGTGGAAATACGCTTAATACTGCCTCTGTTGCGTTCATGCCATTCCGCCAGTATTCTTCCATTATCATGTGCTCTTTCTTCTTGCTTATACTGTTCGCCATACCTACATTATACCATTTACTAACTTATTAAGTTAGCTTTTTCTGATTTTCATATGACTTTTTACGCTATCAGGTGCAAGGTGAATTTAATATAATCAAAAATTTTTCAATTGATGGGAGCAAGGGTGAATTTTTTTGGACATATTGGATGGGGGTCTGCGTAAACCTGGTTTTCCCTTTGCGCTTTGCGTTTTTTCAGTTTTGGTTGTGAACATTTCACAATATGAACAGATTGATAGGAAATCATATTGTTAAAGATAAAGATTTATTCACAATATTGTTCACATTCAAGATCTTATTCACAAGTAGTCAATCCAGGCATAAGAAAAGGAATAGAGTTATTTACACTCTATTCCTGTAATAACTAATAATAGTATTAGGATCGGTACACACTTGCTAGCTATCGTGTAAGCAACTAAGCATCCAATACATGCAAGAATAAATCTACTCATATATATACCCCACTGGAATATCATTCAAGATATATACATTTATATCACTGCTATGATATTCCTTTTCTACAATGCCTGAATAGTCATAACGTGGGATAATTGTTCTTTCTACAATATAACCGTTAAACATATATATATTCATATTCAATGCTATTAATAAACCTGTTAACATTAATAACACCTACTTTCATGTGTCTTAATATAATCCTTTATATATTGTTTACACTCTTCTTTATCATCGCAATAATATTCCAGACTTTCAATGCAGTCTTTATAGAACGATTGTAAGCACTGATTTACTATCATCGGATCGAATATCTTTTCACCGGTGTTTACATCACGTTTAAAGTTATTATCAATGGAATACCTGGAATAATGTATATAATCCCAAATACGATCGCTTATATATGATTTTTTGAATTGTTCAAAGTTTGATGTTACAATTTCCTTTTCTTTATCAGTGGTTGCAATTTCAACATATAAATCACTGCTATTTGAATTAAGAACATGTTCATATGCTGCATACATAACGCCATTAATTTCTATTAATTCATTGTCTAATAGTGTTCCCTCAAGTATTTCTATATAGTCGATATCACCGGTGCATTTAATAGCCTCATACTCTGTTAAACTTAGATATATTCTTTTCATTCTTCTCATAGCCTTTCTTTTTAGTGTTTGTTCTACCATGTTTCTAATTTCTTTCATTGTTAGCGGGTCCTCAATAATACTTATAAAAACAATGTTTTCATCCTCATAATGTGACAACCAATTATGTCCTAAGTCATAATGTTCATCAAGTAACAATTCATTTGTTTTTGTATTGTAGTTTAATTGTAAATAGAAAGGATCATAGCATCCTTTCAAGTTTTTAGTCTGTGAACAGACTTGTTTTAGATATTTCATTTTCATGTTATTTATTCCTTTCTATTTCTATTACATTATTTTTTTCAATTGTCATTATGTTATATCTGTCTCTATATATGTATAGCAGCCCGCCGGACTGAAACGTTCTAATTGCATTAATTTCCTTGATGGTATCAATACACCTATAGCTATCAATATATATACGTTCTTTATATCTAATAATCATTTTTCGATCCTTTCTAACTTTTCAAAACCATTTGCGTTTATGCTTTTCCTTTTTCCATTATCCAGGTAAAACCAATTTCCCTTGATAACGCCAATCTCTACACATTTATTAGCTTTTGGATGTTTACGAGTACCGGACCACTCAAGATACGAACATTTCCATTTTTCTTCTTTTTCTTTTTTCTCTTTTTCTTTTCTCTTTTTTTCTTTGATTCGTTGCATTATTGCGTTTATATCTTCCAATGTAATAGATTCAAACATTTCATCGTCAAAACTATAGAAAGAAGTTTGATTGTAATAGCTGCTAGTATGGTGCCAACTGTCATACGATAGAAACAAGTTTTTTAATGCCGGCGCCGGTATTCTTTTTAAATCGTTTATAGTAAAGTCCTTTTTACTGAAGTCATAACTTTCTAATATCTCAATAATTTCTGTTTTAGTCCATTTTGATAACGGCTTTATGTTTTCCTCATAACAGTTATAAGCACGAACGCTCATTTTATAATCTATATATCCACTGTTCATTTTTAGATCCATCTTTCTAAATCGATACAATAACACGCGAATATCTTTTCATTTTCATTTATGAATTTTGCAATAAAGTGATTTCCAGATACATAAACTGTAACAAAGTCATATGTATCCATTATGTAACGTTCTCTATACATCCCTTTTTTTCGCATATTATCTAATTCTTTTTTTGTGAACATTTTCTTTTTTTCCTTTCTACCATAAATCATTAAAGCCGGATTCTTTTTTTACATATGACTTGATTCTATAGCTTTTAAACTGTTCAAGCGATCCATTTATTAATTCTATATATCGTTTCTTATATGCCTCAATTTGTGTGATTGGATTTATTTCAGGCGTTAACTCATTGATTTCTCTTTTAATTTCAGTTAAAGAAAGTATTTCACTATGTTTATATGTATCCTCCTTTTCATACACTTCTTTATATGTAACACTTGATGAACAATCGCTGCTAACTGTAGTGCTAATATTATTTATGTAATATGCCTCAAGTCTTCCATAACAACTCTTATATACTTTTATACCGGTATCAATTAAAGATTCATTTATAACGTTTAAAGCCCGCTTATAATGACAAGGAATATTTCCTAAATACTCAATATTCAATGCAATTGCATTTAATACCAATAATTCAATAAAGTTTTGCAATTCAAATTCAATTGATTCTTTTTCTATAATATATAGTGTTTTCATTTTTCTATTATTCTTAATACGTTTATCTAGTAACTTATATTCCTTATTTCTAATAACTGCTAACTTTTCACTGAATCCTTTACAATCTTTCAACAACTCGTTTTCCAGATCCTGAGATTTCAACACTTCCTTACTACACTCTCTCATTAATTCATTTAATTCATTAATTCTGTTGCAATACTCATTAATTCCAATTCCATTTACTTTTTTAACTTGATATTTCATGATTTTTACCTTGAGCATTTGTGCTGCTCAATACGCTTTTGCGTATCCTTTCATGCTTATTTTCTCATAATTGATTATATTTTTCAAGTGTTTTTCACTTGTGAAATATCCAATTTTGTTCACAATCCATAGACATTTTTTCCAGGTGGTCTCAAAATTTCCGGGGGTAAGACCAAAAGTTGTTCACAATTCATGAACATTTAGCCAAAATACAAAATACATCGGTACAGGTTAAAAAAAATATGGAAAAATACAAAATACATCGGTACACATATATAATAATTGTATATAAAAAGTGAGTTAAAAATACAAAATAGAGTGGTACAGATATGTATAGATAGTGGGATAGAGCATAAAAAAAGGAGTATTTGTAGTGTAAATACTCTTTAGTAGTGTTGGTTACTTTATACTTGATACCTTTGTTGTCGGTTATATGGTGGTTCTTTGGTTAGTTTACAGTTTATTGATTCCGTTTGGTTTGGTGGTATTGTAGTCATTCCTATGCTTTTAACAGTGGTTTACAATTGATTTCATTCGTTTCCGTTTGATTCCACTAGTTATCGTATATCCTCTGCTACACCGATAGTTTATCAAGAAGGTTGTTTTAAAAGGATTGCACAATTTATGACCCAATACAGTTGTAACTGCTCTAGTTGTTCGCTACTACAATAGAGAGATGATTCAAAGACTTTTTTATATGATTCAGTTGGTTTGGATATACGTTTTAATCGGTGCAGCAGTACCAGGAAGTTGGTTTCGATCCTTATATATATTCCTATTGGATATTCCTATTGGACGAGGAAGTGTCTTATTACACTTCCCCCGTTTCTCACATATCTGTTGCGATTAGGCGGGTAGTTTTTCCCCTTTCATGTACGTTTGCGATTAGGCGGGTACATTCGTTGCGATTAGGGGGGTACTTTTCCGTCTTTTTCCTTAACATGCGTTTGCAGTTAGGGCGGTATAAACAGGGATGAAAGGGGTTAGATTTGAGGCGGTATATAGGTCTTTCATCCCCACTATTATTATACCATTTTTGACTTTTTATGTATACTACCCTTGCATACAGGGGGATACTTTAAAGTTAGTTTCCAGCAAAGAAAAAGTCCGGTTATCTGCCGGACATTTCCTTATCCATTAATCTTCTTATATATGTTATGAAAGGCTCGTCTAATTTATTGATCCGTTCAATATATTTCGCATCCGTCTTTTTGTTGAACGTCAGCGATTTGGATACTGTATTAACTTTTGCGTATTTCTGTGCTGCTCTTGATTGAGCAGACTTTTCTTTCTTTAGCGTTGAGTATTCCTGCATTGGCTCGTACTCAAGAGTTCTCTTGTACACTCCAAAAGCCTTCATCAGCTTTATCTGTACAAGTTCACCGGAGTGCAAGCCTTTTAGATACTCGTACTCTTTTTTAGCATCTGCCAGGTCATCTGTTTGGAAATGGACGGTATCTCCATCCTTTTCTTTGTAGTCACCTGTGTATCGTGACTTTTCAAAGAACTGGACATCGATGTAATACATTTTGTCATCTCTATCCATTTCCTCATTCCACTCACGTAAATCTTTATATCCGAACATAGGGCGGTACCTCACCAAGGTCGGAATACAGGATATCCATTTTGTTCTGTATACCAATAGTCACCGGCTATTCCGGAATAATAATTAACGAACGTATAACCATTAAGTGTGAATCCTTCATGATGCAGGTTATCAGGATAACGAGGATCTACATCGTTCCATTTATCACCCTGCTTCTTTGCAATAGCCAGGGCATTGTAGAAATCTTTCTTGATTCCCTCAACGTCCTCTTTCATGTTGTATTTCGTTGCGTATCGATGCAGCTTTTCTACATCGATAACAACGATACCATCAGAAATTGTGTAGAAGGCATTACCTTCATAAGGCGAGTGAGCCTTTTCTCTCTCGTCATTCATCCTTTTTACGATTTCTCCGATTGGAGATAATTTGTTTTTTCTTTTCATTGTTTCCGCCTCTCTTTCTATAACCACTCATGTGGTTTGATTCCCAGGTATCTGTCTAGCACATATGCCAACTTATCCTGGTTTTCTTCTTCATCCAGGTGACCTTTTTTAAGGACGTCAATCAATGCATCCTTCAGGTCATCTCTGTCATTGACTATTTCATCATAGTCCAATGATTCAAAGATATCCTTGACCGGGATATAAATACATAATGTTTTTGTTCCCGGTTCTTGAATAAAATCATACACTCTGCCATCCCAACGGATCGTGAACCCTACGATATTCTTATCTTTATCGTAGTGGTAATCACTTACATCTGCAAGTGACTTCAAGACTTCATAGCACTCATATACCTCATGGGCGATTCCATCAGGATCATTGATGCAATCGTATGTTGTCAAGTACTGATGCACTACATCGAGATACATATACTCTATCTCGTTTGTGCCTGTGTTGTACTTGAACATCCCCATCAAGATGTCGCGATGGATTGCATACTTGTTCGTTGAGAACAGGCAGATATCCATGTACTGTACTAATTCCTCTGCATATGGGTATACAGGGTCACCGCTATCTGTGCTCCATTCCTGTACTACTTCCAATAAATCTCTTTCACAATTGTTTTCTTTTAGTACCTGGCTTAGTCTATAGTTGACCTCTCCAGGCTTAAGAGTGTAATAATGCTCTCGACATGCAAGGTCGAAAATGACTTCTTGCATGTCATCAAATAATTTCTGTTCCATATTTTATCCTTTCTAGGCACATGCCTTATCTGTTGCACCCATATAATATCATAATTGATTATATAATTGCAATAAAAAATTCATTAAAAATCTAATAATTGTTAATAAAAAAAAGAGGATTATTCATCCTCAATTTTTAGTTCGTCCACAAAGTACTGTATTATGATTCTTGAAACCATACATCCTACTGCCAGTTTTATATTATGTTCCCATATCATGTATACAGTAGCTGCTATCATTGCGATCCATAACACCATGAGTATTCCTCTCATGATTATTGATGCATGGTATATCTTCTTTTCTCTATCCGTCATAAACTCCTGCGATACTTGTATTCTTTTTCCCGGTAATTCTCTACCTGCTTTTCAAGACCGAATATTCTGCGATTCATCCTGTTCAATTCATCCATAGCAGTATCCATAAAAAGAAGTACCTGGTCGTAATAATGCTCATCAAAATCGTACTCTGCGTTTTGTCCTTTTACCTGTGTTGTATAATACAACTGCTTTCCGTTATGGATCACATCGTTAAAGTCGAGTTTCTTTTTGTTCGTGTTCATCTGCATACACCTTCTTATAAATCTCATACTGGTTTGCATCGGTCAATTTATCAATGATGTAATTCACCCTGCGTTCCAGACTGCCGAACTTTTTTTCGTTGTTCATACCATCCTTGCATAATTGTTTTCTGTTGTCATAAACGAACTTATCTGTTTCGACAATCATGTCCTTTGCTCTTTCATAATACCTAGCAGTCTTATCGTCAAGACCATTTATCAAACGTAATAGTTCACGATATCTTCTGTCAACAACGTTACATAACACCCCAAACAAAACCGTTAAAGATAACAACCAAACAAATACTAAAACCATTGCGTCCATTCAATCACGCTCCTTTCGAGTTTTTTCGAGTGCCACTCAATTATTCAAACGATTTCCAATATTCTAAAGTTCCAATTCTCCAATCTTCAGGTGATTTTATTAATAATCCACACCCACCTAAATCCAACGGACAATTTTCACACTCTTTATTATTCGAGCAAAATTCACGCACTATAATTAATGCTCTATACACTTCTTCATATGTTGGCTTCATTTATTGCAACTCCTTTTAAAACGCTCTCCATTCATTCACATCATGCAGTTCCCATCCCTCTGGATGGTCTAAATTCACACCACAATCACTATTTTTTTCTAATGGACAACTCTCACAAGTTTCACTACTTTCACAAACACTTTGCAAAACTTGCAAAGCCTTAAAAATTTCTTCATTTGTTGGTTTCATCATTTCAACTCCTTTAAAAACTCGTCAAGTGGATAATGCTCGCCTGTTTTGACAACATCCTTTTCATTTCTTACACCGTCCCGACCGTCTTTATCTAATGTGTATACATAAGGACTCACCACATTTGTGACTAGTAGCGTTCTTACACCACCGATATCTTCAATGACATCTCCAACATGAATCTCTTGCTCTTTTTCTGTTTCATATTCAATTCTTTCGCATGTTTGTTTAGTTTTTTCTAGCAACTGAAACAATGTTGTTTCACTGCCAAACCATTGAGTAAGGATACTGGGATTATTCACCCAGTAGTCGATAATCTTATCAACTTTCTCTTGCATCAATTGTTCGCCTTTTTTAATGCCTTCTCCGTATGAATTTAACTCGATGTACTCACACCTATTGTTTAGCTTTTCACATCTCTTTCGCATCTCTTTATATCGGCTTTCGATAAAACCGAGATACGTTTTGTTCTGTTCAATCATTTCTTCCATTGTGATTTCATGTAATACTTTTTCACTCATTTGTTCACTCTCCTATTCCATGCCTTTATTGCGACTGTCGCACCATTGGATTCAATATTCACTTTTCCATCTTTATCCTGCCAAATTTTACTTTCATATGCCTTTGTGAATATGCCACATTTCTCGCAACCAACGATATATGAATTGGTTATCGTTGGAGGGTTGATAACATACCCACTAGATTTCTGTATCAACACTGCCTTTCCACCACAGAATGGGCATGGCATTAGTTCATTCATTTGTTTCTCCTTCAATCAATCCCAGTTTGATAAACAAGGATTTCGCAACTTCGTCTTCTTCTGCTATTTCATAAATTCCCATGCAATAATAGTTTTGAAAAATCTTTGATACTAAATAAATTTCGTTACCTGTAAATTTCATTCTTCTTTCCTCTTTTCTATCGGACAGTCATACGGTGTTTCGTTGTTCCAATACCACCAGTCTATAAAGCGGTGCAATCGCACACATTCTATGAAATTGCCAAACGCATCCTTGGCAAACTCACATTTCTCACAACTGCGTCCTTTCATTCTTATTCCCTTTCTGCTCTTGAGCAGTATTCATATGCTTTTGTGGTTTCTAACTGTGAATGTTTGTTACAAAGTCCACTTTCTGCAATATCTTTATCAATAACCGTTAACCAATGTTTACAATCTTTACATCTAATAACTGCAATCTTTTCAGTTGACTGATTCTGTTTTTTTGCTAACTCTGTAAGCCTGTCTTTATTCCCATATGTCTTGATACAATACTCAAGATAGCTATCGCTTACTTGTTTCTTTCCATGCTCAATCGCTGATATGTATGATGCAGTAGCACCAAAGTCTTCTGCATCCTGTTTCAGCTTTCGATTGTTTTCAATCCTTAGTATCCGTATCGCTTTTCCAAATTCAGTCATTGGCATCCATCCTCGCTATTGAATATCCTTTACATTTTGTACCTCTCCTATAACAGGATGCCACCGAGCATTTGACAACCCCAAGGTACTTGCATGCATCTTTCTCCGATTCAAACACAAGCGTTTCTCCATCTTTTTGCAAAACATATGCGACTTTATGTGAATCGTTTGCACTCTTTGTAATGTTCGGATGTTGCCTGTTCATATAAGCCATGTTCACTTCTCTCGGCACAAAGCAACAGTTTCGACGATTATACTCTTTTCCATCGCCAAGAATATCCTTGTCAAACTGCATATCATTACCAGCATACCATTGGGCAAATCCTGCCAATTTCTTTATGTCATTTTCAAAATTAGAATATATCATCCAATCTTCGCACACTACGCAGTCTGCATATGGTTTTCCTCTGCTCCTTTTGTGTTGTGCTTTGTCATAACATCTACGTAGCATTCCGTACCACAGCCGATATATCTTTGTATCTGCTATTTCTACGTCACAGTAGCCACCGTATTTATTCATTCTCACTGTTATCTCCTCTCATATCTGCGCCACAATTAGGGCAGTAGTTATATGTTGGTTTTTCATACTCATCTTCAAATACACATCCACATTCTGAACACTTCCAAACATCATATACTAATTCGCCATTTGCGTATCCGTCACCCTCGCCAACATAGTGTCCATGTCTAACAGGCACTGCATCTACTTGTGGAAGTGACATCACATCTCGCATAGCATGGCTCAACGCTTCAAATGTCATTCCTGTTCCGTCCTGTTGATTTCCTATTGCGTCCAATACTGCATTTAATTCTACGTATTTAGTCATGTGTTCCTTTCTTTTTTTCTTAAATACCCTTTAAGCCTTGCTATCAATGTAGGCTCGTACCACATACATTCGCCCGAATGATAAATGCTCCACATTCCTGCATCACACATATTTTTTCCGTTTCGATAATAGAGCTTACAATCTGAACATGATTTTTTCATTCTTGTTCTCCTTTGTAAGGATCTGGTAATGGCATCCATGCGATTACATCTTTTACACCGTTATCCCATAGGTCACACCAATTTTTAGTGCTTTCATAATACCATCCAATGCCGATTTCTCCTGTTGCTTTACACCAAAGCACAGCACCGTCTGGAGTCTCCCATAAATCGTGATAGTCACTATCTTCTGGCAATCTCTCACTGCATGGTATCCAATTTATGCCTTTATTAAAAGGCTCAATGCGTTTTATGTCGTCAATCAAACAATCGACAAACATTTGATCATCTAAGACAAGACATTCCTTCACTTTTTCTAAACACTCAATGGCATCATCTCTTTTTATTAATTCACTCATTTTGTTCTCCTTTTCCAGCATTCATAATCCATTTAACAGATGATTCTTTTTCATTTAGAATCTCTAATAACTCATCAAGAGTTTTGTTAACTGGAATCATGTAATTACCCTCGAAGTCACCTCTCATGCAAATCGCAATGTTCTTACCTCTTTCAATAACAACACTTATATCATCCACATTAACTAGGCAATCATCAATTCTCACAAATCTACTACTCATAATCATCCACCTCTTCTAAAGGACAATCTTCTAATCGTCCTGTTTTAACCCATCTCATCGCTTTTTCATCATCTATATCTGCCGATTTCATCAGTAGTGGGCATGTGCATATATCCCACTCGAAGTTCCATTCCATGAAATCGCATGTCTTACATGTCTTAGGCATGTTGACTGTTTTAACTATTACTGCCATGTTAGATCCTTTCATCAGAACAGATTTAACTGTTCATATTCCTTTCTATGTAACATTCCATCTAATCTGTTGATTAATTCGATATATGATATGCTCCCGGCACTTCCAGATTTATTCTTAATATTCCAAAAATCGTATCCGTAGGCATATGTTCCATAATCCTTGCTTGCAAACACTAGTTCCAATACATCGATACGTATCAGATAGTCATCGTTCTTTACCTCGATACACTTACTTCCATCTCCCCATACGTCTATCAGATTGAATTTCTCGTTGTATCTTGCGTTCATCTTCTTGACAAATTGAATATCGAACTCTAATTCATTAAATGAGCGTTCCAACACATCATGGCTGCTTGTAAATATCTGCACGTATTGTGTAGGATATACATTCTTTTCATCATCCACTGTGAAGTATCTGTACTCATTCTGAATTTCGCCTACTATCACTACAGGTTCTAAAATAAACATTTTTCCTTTTGCGTATCCGTAGTACATAGCATCCGGGAAATGGAAATGGATTACAGGGTCCGCATACCACACATCTTCATTCAGTTCGTTATTATATAAGTTTCTAGCTAACATTATTTAGATCCTTTCGATATATCTCAAATTTGTTTTTGCATCCCTTTTCAATGTGTAATCACCGTCAAACCCTTTTAATAAATCTGTGTATGGCTGAACATATCCATTTCTACAATCGCCTTTGATTGTTACTTTGTAATCATTTGACGTCAGACCTTGAACGAAATAAACTCTATTTCCGTCAACTCCCACTTTCATGTATCCTGTGTCCGTTATCTTTTTCCAAACATCATTTCTAAATGTAATGTTGGCTCTGCTCTTTCCTTTGCTATTTCCTTGTTTGATTGTTACATCTGCTTTCTTATTGCTTTGTTTTGTTATCCATTTGATTGTCATGTTAGATCCTTTCATTTTGATATTATTGCGTTAAAAGCGTTTTGAGAGCGATTAACCTTTTAAGTTAGTATTTAGTCGCATAAAGGCTAAATCGCTCTGTACGCTCGTTTAAAGTTGGTTAGAGAGAGTTCTGTGAATCTCCCAGGAATCTTCTACGCTCTCTTTCGTTACGGATAAGTTCCTGTCGCCATCCCTCGATGTTGTTTTCTGCTTCTTCCTGTCTGCGGTCAAAGTACTCTTTGTCTTTTTTCACATATCCGATGCAATGTATGTCTAATAGCAGTTCTTTCCTCATTTTATCGACACAGTACCATTTTCCGTTCTTGTGATACTTGATGATATCGACTTCCTCATATCCTTTTTCATCTTGCAATACTGCCATGACTACATCTCCACGATGGATGCGATAATACTTATCTACAAATGTCCAGGGTTTTTCCATCAGAATGGTAAATCGTCCGAGGCGATATCAGGATACGGATTTTGGTATGTGTCTACTTCATCTCGATATGTTACATTCGTTGGTTTCTGTCTTGGTTGTACCGATCCTGTTGTGTTCTTAGGTTCAAGGAACGTTACATTGTCACATACGACTTCTGTTACATATACTTTTCGCCCTGTCTTGTCCTCGTAGTTTCTTGTTTGGATTCGTCCATCAATTCCAATCAGTGAGCCTTTATGAAGATGCTCTGACATAAGGTCCGCTGTTTTGTTCCATGCCACACAGTTAATGAAATCTGCCTCTGGTTGTCCGTCTTTTCTGAATGTTCTGTTTACTGCTAATGTAAATGTCACATTGCTAACTCCATTGCCTGTCTTTCTCAATTCAATGTCATTTGTGATTCTTCCTGTCAATACTGTTCTGTTTATCATGCCTGTACCTCTCTTTCTTTATCACCACCAAAAAGTGATAGTTCCATGTCGCTTAAAATGCACGATATTGCAACACCGACAATTGCATATACTTTGCTATCAAGTACTCCATAATTCGCCTGTGAAAACTGCTTAAGAGCGTTCTCTGCTGCTTTTTGGAAATCTTCTCTGTTAATACCCATTGTTTAACCTCTCATAATTTTCTGCGTTCTTTTTCTTGTATTCCTCGTATACATCCTCGATTGTGTATCCCAATAAAATTGTCAGTGTAACCAATCTTTCAATGTCCATCTCATGAATAAACTCATCAATAGCATAGTTGAGTTCTTCCAATGTTCCTTTTCCCTCTTCATTTATGTATTCCAATGGAAAATCACTATCTTTGAAATAACTTCTTACCATTGTGAATTTTTCATGGTATTCCCGGTTCATTGTGAAATGCCATACATCCACGAGTTCTTCCAAAACTCTCTGATTGTCTACAGGTGGCTGCGTATCTTTCCACCAACACCAGTTCCCTTTCAGTTCGTGTGTCATCTCACCAATCTCATCCAGGATAGCCAGTTTGATTTTTTCCTGGTCATATTTGACATCTTTCGCATCATAGATAGCTTTGTCCAGTTCCATCTGCATTGCTATCATTTTATTGATCCTGTATCCGTCTTTTGTATAATCTCTCATTTTCTCCCCCTATAAAGTTCCAAACTGTATCTGCATAGCAATTTTTAGATTTCTGACATCTCTCCAATTCAATGTATCTTTGTATTCGAGAATGTCCGCTTTTGATATAGTAGTAATCTGTTCTGTTAATGCTATTGTGTTGTCCTGCAATGTTACATGACATGGTAATGGTTTCTTTTCCTTTGTCGTACATGGGATAACATTCAATGTGTTTGCGTTAGCGTTGTTCCAATTGTTGGAAACGATAATCACCGGTCTTGTATTAGCGATAGTTTCATCATTGTGATATTTCATTTTGCACCAGTACACATCGTACTGTTCCGGTTTGATGTTTCCGTTTGGTTGGCTATTTCTGTTTGTTTGTTTTTCGTAATCGTATAAACTTTGGTAATACATATTAATTTCCTTTCTAATGTAATTTTTCTCCTGTTTCTTTTTCATACTGTTCTCTGTATGGTCTAAAATCTGCGTTTGTTGGTAATCTGTGTTCTGCTTCACATTTTCTCAAAACATCCTGGTATCCCATACACAATTTCTGCAATGCCTTGATTTTCTTAGGGTCACCTTTCATCTCCAATGCATTTTCATTGGTAGGCAGCAGTCCCGCAATTTCAGATATCTTTGGCATATACTGACTTGTATGTATGTGCCTTTGTACTGCTATGTTCACGTCTTTCGCATCTGTACTTTTGAACTGTGACTGCCATAGGTTCCGCATGAGCACGATATCTTCTGCACTCTTGTCTTTAAAGGCATTGGGATAATTTGTTTTTAATAGGTTCAGGATCATTGTCGTTTCCTGTAATGTCATATCTCACCTCTCATCATTTTCGCCCAGATATCATCGTCCTGTGCTTGTTCATCCTCATTGAGATAAGATTCAAACTTTGTGCCAAACAATGTCTGCGGTCGCAGGTACTTATTCATATCCTTGTTGTTTAGCCATTGTGAGCATTTGTTATCTATCACCTGTCTAAAATCATCAAGTCTGAATCCTTCTTTCCATCTAGCATTGATACACTCTTTTGTTTTTTTGATGTTCGCTCTGTAATGCTTACCTGTTTTCTGATTCAGGTAATCAATGATTTCTTGGTAAGGGATGCTTTCTTCACAGTGAGATTCCACAGGAAACTCACCTATATATATATCTGTATTTATATCTGTGTTTATATCTGTGTTTATATATGGTAATGGTTCGCCCTTTTGGGGTAATGCATTTTCCTTTTTTGGTAAATGCATTTTACCTTTTGTATATATGGAAAAACCCTTTTCGGTAATTGCGTACCACTTAGTTCTATCTCGTCTGTCTTTGTTGTAATCACCTACAATGACAAGTCCTTCATCAATCAATTTATCTAATGCAGTTTTGATTTGCTTTTGTGACATATAAGGGAACAATTCTTCATATGCTCTGATACTGTTGAATGTCCAATAATTCCCATCAAAGTAGTTTGTGTCATTTGCTTGGTTTTTCTTTATCCAAAAGTACATATTCTCAAACAAGATAGCACTGTTTACACCATATTTTATTGCTAATTCAACATTGAAACTGTGGTTCATATTCCATCACACTTCCTGTATCTCGATTCCGTATTTCTCTGCCATGATACGCTTTTTGAGTTTGTATACAGGTGTTTTCACCCCCTTTACATCCTCAACTATCTTTGCGTTGTTTTTCCTGTCAAAGTACACGAAATCGGCTTTATATTTGATTTCACGTCCGTATTCTGATTTTTCGATAAGCACGTATGGCACTTGCAATTCCAGGTCTTTGATTAAGCCTAGCTGCTCGAATCGTTTCAGTTCCTGGTATCTTTTCGCCTCTTTCTTAGAATCAAATGTGATACCATCTACTTCCGTTTTGATAGCGTGATACTTTGTCTTTTTTTTAGGTGGAAGAACTAAATCCCGGTAGGCTATTGCTTGCTCAAGATTTGTAAAGTACTTTTCGATGTTCGTTCCGTTTCTAGATCCTTTTACTTTATAGTACGTATAGTATCCGTCCTCTTTATCAACTTTGTAGATGTTCTCACTTACTTTCATTCTGTATCTCCTTGTATTCTCGTAGCTTTCCTTTTTTGATGAAGTATTCAAGTTTTTTATCGATTTTCACCGGTGAAACATTATACTTTTCTTCAAAGTGTGCCTTACCTATCTGATGGAACTCTGTGTGGTGATATCTGCATAATGGTAAGGCTCGTAATCCTATGTGGGATATCTTATCCCTATTTCCTTTCGTTCCAATTTGGTCTACATGATGTATATCTGCACCACGTTTACCACAGATACAGCACGTTCTTGATAAGCACATTGAATATGTCTGTCTTTCATTGAATGAATATTCGTACTCGTTGGCTCTCTCAACATTGATGAATCCATTCTGTATACCATATTCAATTATCGTGTCTATAAGTTCTGATGCCTCTGTCTGCGAGTACTGCATGAGAGATTTGCTTTCCATTCCCTTTACTGCCTGGTATGCTTGCATGATAACTGCTCTAAGATATTCAGAATCCTCACCTGTCCAGTCACACATATCATTGAGATAGGCAAAGATAAATTTTCTTTGTTGGTCTGTGATGTGTCGCTTATCTACCAACGACACATTCACTTCCAACTCATCTCCTGTATCAAGTATCATTTGATTTATCTTTGACAGATGCAGATTGTTCAAACAATACTGTCCATTGTATTTTCTGAGAGTGGTCATTAGATAAAACTCTGACTATCCTCTACAGGTGCATTTACAGTGGCTTCTTTAGCTTTTTTACCCTGGATAAGGGTTTTATAAGCCTTAGCCAAAATCGCTGTCTGCGATGCATTTAACTGACCCATGTCTTGAGTTTCCAAACCTGTCTTGTCGTAAATCCATTTGCTTATATTGTCTGACCTTACGTCAATACCAACTGCATCACACTCGGCTCTTAGCTTTGCACACTCTGTATAACTGGACAAATCTTCAACGACTTCTGCTTCAATGACTTCGTTCTTTGACAAGTCAATGTTCATCTCTTCTTCACCATATAACTGTTGGAAAGCATTAGGGAATGAATCTCTTAATGCCTGGCATAAAGCAACTTTGCGAATCATAGTAGCACCTTTGGTAGACCACATACTGTTCGGCTTACCTGTTTTGTTGTTGATGCCAACATACTCATCAAATGCTACTTCTGCTCTGATAGGGTGGCTTCTGTCTTTCCTAAAGACTTCACACCATCCACCAAGCAGTTCTTCTTTACGCTTGTTGTAAAATGCTCCATGTCGATAGATTATTTCTCCATTTCTTTCAACGATAATTCCTGCATCCAAACCGTCAAATTGTGGATGTTCTTCCGCACGTTTAAGAAATAGATCCTTACTAACTACCATCTGTGCAGGGTTTCTATCACCATACTTAATCAGATAGCAGTCCTTGATAAATGGATTTAACTTTTGTGCTTTGCACAAATTAAGGAAATAAGATAACTCCTGGTCAGTGATATTCCCCTGACCATTTACCAATTGATTTCTTACGATATTTGCATCCAAATGGATGTCTTGTGTGCCGACTTTATAATCGACTGTCATTAAATTGTTAGCCATTATTTTTCACTCCTTTTTCCGTTACTCTGAATGTGATTCCCCACTGCTTTAACAATGCCGGCAGATTTGCGTTAAGTGTTTTAAATGCACTTTCAGTTCCCTCAATCTCAAACTTGGCATAACGGATCGGTTCTTCTTTTGTATCTTTTTCCGGTTCTTCATACCATGTATTGTTTTCGGGATTCTCAAAGCAAATCGGTTCTTGTGTCGGTTCTTGTGGTTGAGATTCTTTTTCTTTTTTCTTTGTCATTTCCTCAACCTTTGCTCTTAATTCTTTTAATTCATCTGCTTTAGCAATGGCTGCTTTCACATCCAATGTTTGTTCATACTTCATTAAGACTTGTTCTTTCTCAAACTCATCTTCCGGATAGAAACGTTCCAACATAGATAAGTCATCGGTTACTTTTTTGACTGCATGATACATATCACTTTCGATTTCATTCATGCTCGTTGTCTTATTTAACCAACGCTTGTCATAAACCATGTCGAAATTCACGTTAATCGGAAGTTCATCCGATTTCTCTTTCCAGAGTTTTTTGATTTCTGCCAACTTCTCATCTTTAGCAACCTGGTCTACGCTATTGATCCCGTCACCTAGATTGCTAGACAGTTCTTTGATTTTCTTTTCCAAGGACATGATTGTTTTCTTGTCCTCGTTCCAACTTCCAAAGACATCCTTTTCAATGTCCTTGCGTTTGTCACTGATTTCTTTGACAAGTTTATTCAAATTAGACCTGTCAGATTTTGCTAGGTCATAATTCTGTTCAGTGACTACGTATTCATATTTTGTTAATTCTTGCTCTACTTCTTTTACTAATGTTTGAGCATTGGTGACCAATTGACCTTTGCTCATTTTAGGTTTTAATTCAAAAGTCATTCTCCTACTTCTCCTTCTTCCCTAAATTGAAACCCTTTGTATTGTTTAAGAGTTCCATTTAGATTTCTGCTTATTGCAGTTTGTATTGTTTTCTGCTCTGTATCTGTGCCTAACTGCTCTTTGATAAATTTCGCTGCCTGTTTAGCAGAATCAAAAACTGCTACGAAATTTCCATCCGAATCATATACTTCTGTACGGATTCCAGGACGCCCTGCTTCCAGGGATTTTAATGCCTGAATCTTTTTAGCCATGTCATCACTCCAATTCTCTTAGCATCCTCTCTGCCTTGTTTACAGGTATGAGGATGTTCTCTGCTCTTTTTCGCCTTTCATTGATAAAATGTTTGATATCGTCCTCATCTTCTGCCAGGCGATATCCTTTTCTGTCTGATGTTGCGATTATCAATACATCACCATACTTTCCGCATGGTGCAGAATTGATTTCTGCAATCAGTTCCCTATTTGTTCGGTCACTTTTATGAGTTAATTCGGATAGCTGATATCTTGTAAGCGATCCTTTTTTCAACTCCTTAACAATCAAATCTTTCATCTCACACCCCCAATCCAATCTGCTACTTGATAAGTAAGCATCTCAACGAGGACTATCGAGATTAATAAAATGACCCATAATATTACTTTTTTCATATCCTGGCGATTGAGTTTTCTTTGCTCATCTGCTTTCTCAATCGCCTTTCTCTGTTCCTGGAGTTCGTATTGTTTCCAATACTCCTCTTTTTCTTTTTGCATCGTCAATTTATTGGCTAATGCCATATCGACATTAGCCATTCCCTTACCGAGTTCTTTCATACGATAACCGCCTCGATATCGTATTCCAGGAACTCGCCATCAACCATGCTCATGAACAGGTTCATTGGATAATCAATGCCTTCTGCAAGCTGTCTTGGACTTGCAAATTCATATCCAAAATAATGCCAGGCTTGGTCGGAACTTTCCGCATCAATTTCATATTCAAACTCGTGCTCAGTTCCCGGCTTGATTTCTCCGTCCAATCCAACGATGTATGCAGTACCCTGGATTGTGTAAGTGTTAATCTCAACTCTTGCACAATCATCCATGTAATTTTTGTAGACACTATCATGTGCCCAATCTTCTACAAATGTTGTCATAATAAAATCTCGTAGTCCTTTCCTTTCTTTTCCTTGAAATTCCCACGAGATATCATTTATAATTAAAATGCTCGTGGAAACTTGTTGAGCGTTTGCTCATTTGTTTTCATGTGGTGTGTTTAGGAATCATTTCTCAAATTTTGGTCGAGGAGAGGAGTGATTCCTTTTTTCATTTTTGTTTGTTTATAAGCCACCTTACAACTTGTCCTTTAGACATATTGTATTTGGTTGCAAGAGAATCAAGTTTGGATAACGTTTTTGCATCGATCCTTATATGCAAACGTTTATCCATTTGTTTACCTGAATCTCTTGAGTTCCATTCTTTCATTTTTCACCTCGTTTCTTTGTACACACATAGTGTAACTCTTTTGTGCACACAAAGTCAAGGGTGAAATTAAGAAATTTTGAGTTTTGTTTTTTTGCGTGATATAATGATCTTGCATCAATTACGCTTGATGCGATCCTTTCATGGAATAGCCTTATCTGTTGCAAGCATGGCTATTCCTTTTTTATGTCTGCGTTTGGGAAGTAAGCAGTGAAAATCTTCTCTGGAATGACAATCTTATTTATGAACGAACATTCCCTTGTTTCTGCCCATCCAGATTCCTCACGCAGTTTTCTTAATATTTCGTAGGCTTTTTTGTGACCTACGTTCAATGTTTTTTCTATATCTTTATGGTCTAAATACATTTGTTCCTTTCTACCGATACCATCTAACCTAGACATTAGTAATGAAATATAATGAATACGAATGAATAGGAGATAAAGTATGTAATCTAATGCCTAGGTTAGATAGCACCGGATGAAACTAACTTTTAAAGTTAGTTCCTGTCAAAAAAAATATCGAGTGCATCATTGATATCATCAATGTCTAGCACACTGATGATTTTATTTATATCATCTGCACCGAATACTTTTGATTCCATCATGAAATGAAAAAGCCTTGGTTCAATGCCACATTTCCTTGCGAACTCATCAATATCAAGGTTTTTGCCATGAATCAAAGCCTCCAGTTTCTCTGTCTTGACCATCTATACCACCTCATTTCTAACTTTATAAGTTAATTTTAAACCATATATTTGATACTTTCAAGTTATTTTATACTTAATGTAAATTAATTAATAACTTGTGAAGTTAGAAATAGAAAAAAATAAATATTATTTTGACTTTGAATCTGATATTATTTAAGTAGGGGTGGTATATTATGAAAATAGGTGCTAGATTAAAGCAACTACGGAAAGAAAACGGATATACTCAAGAAATGTTGGCTAAACGATTGAATGTCACACCTCAAACTGTATACAAGTATGAAAGAGGAGTGATAACCAACATACCATCTGACAAGGTCGAGGAAATTGCAAAAATCTTTAAGGTTTCACCGGCATACATCATGGGATGGAGTTCCAAAGGACTTGCGAAATCAATCAAAAGCAAAGGAATTTCTCCAAATGAACTGTCAGAAATGACAGGGATCAGTGTTGAATTGATAAATCGCTACATAGACAACTCTCTATCCATACCCGAAAACAATCTGAAAATTATATGCACTGCATTAGATATAACAGAAAAGACAATATCTGATAGTGATTTTAGTGATACATATGTAGAACAGTTCGAGGAACTCTCACTAGAAACGAAAAGATACCTCATGCAGATTGCATCAAAGACGCAAAGCAACAAGGAACTAAAAAATATTATAGAAGATGTTAGCAGATTGAACAGGGATGAAATGGAATCATTGAAAGTATATATCCGAGTTCTTGTCCTAAGCAGAAAAAAGTAGGGTTGATTCCCTACTTTTATTCTAAACAAACAAAAAAAAGAATGTGCGCCAACACATTCAATTTGTAAAGAACTTGATTTTACCCAAACTGTCAAGTTGTCATACAAAGGACTTTGTCTTTGTACATGATTATAATATCAGAAAATATTTTTGATTGCAACACTAATTTTCCATATTCATAAAAGAAATGATACTGTCATCCTTTTTTCTGAACCAGTGAGCGTATGTATTGTGCAGTGTTTCTACAGTATCTCCCAGTCTTTGTGCTATGTCATAATCTGTAAAACCATTGGACATATTGTTTATCAGATAGCTTGCATGAGAATGTCTTAAATCATGAACCCTAATCTTTGGGATGTTGTTCCCTTTTTCGTTGGCTCTCTCAATGCCATTTAAAAGCCTTCTGCGTAACGTATTCTGCGACAGGATACATTCAGTCGATTTCTCGTTAAAGAACACGAGAGAGCACTCTGAATAGCTTGTGAATGTACTGCATACATCATGCCACTCTTTCAGTTTGTTTTTCACTACGTTTGGCATGGTTATTGTACGATAGGAATTATTCGTCTTTGGATTTGTGATTACCCGCCCATTTTTGAAATCTACTGTTTTATTGATCCTAATCGTACAGTTTCTCAAATCTATATCTTTCCATGTCAAAGCAGCGAGTTCGCCCTTTCTCATACCCATGTAATAAAGAGTTATAAATATTGTCTGATATTTCAAATCATCTATTTCTGCTATGAAAGCCTTGAACTCATCAGGTTCAAAGAAGTTCATCTCTTTTTTTCTTTCATTCTTCCTTGGTGACTTATAAATCTTATCCATAGGATTTCGGGATATATATTCATTTCTCACTGCCCACTTGAACATTTTGGATACACATGAATAAATCTTGGATACCTGTGACTTTGAATATCTTTCATCACATGAATCAATGAAATCCTGGAGAACTTCCTTTTTCCTGTAGTCACCATTTATTTCCTTTGCTATTTTATCGTACACATACTTATCAGTAGTGTAAGTAGACATTTTGACATTCTGCTTATGGTATTCAAGATAAAGTTCAATCATCATCTTTAGTGGCATATATTCTTCTTCAGGTTCATAATCTTTTAAAAACTCTGCCTCTGCTATCTTTGCACTCGTTGATGTTGCGAACCCTCTTTTCTTATATCGTTTCAGTATCTTTCCATTGTGATAGATACTTCCGTAGTAGTACCATTTCCCTGTTTTTTTATCTCTACCTATAGCCATATACCCACCTCACAATGACATTTTATGGTACAAACAGGCATAAAATCAATGAAATATGCACCAAAATATACACCAAAAATAAAAAAAGCCTTTATTTAAAGGCTAAAATGCTAGTGGCAGGGGTAGCAGGAGTTGTTAAAACTCTATCCTGTGCTTTATTTTAAAGGTTTATGCGTACTCATGTTATCCTGAAAGTATCCATTTTAAGGGTATTTAGACAGGATCTATACACCAATTTATACACCACTGTTTGTACACATCCTGTACTTCTTCTACAGGCATATCACGAGATATACTGTTTATCCGTTTCGCCAATAGTCGCTTATCGCAGTTAACCACAATTTCTATGCCTGTCAGAATCTTTGTAATGTACCATGCAAAGGCATTGGCATCCACTTCCAAAGATTGATTCTCGTAGTGTTCATGAGTAGAATCCTTGTAATTACGAAATCCCTTTCTCCATTCTCTGATTGTCGATTTCGATTCAAGGTCAGTCAGAAATTGAGATACCACTTGATATTGGTAAATGTGCCTCATTTCGTGAGTGATAGCCACATACTCCAATCCGTCTTTATAAACAGAAAGATTAACCAGGATAGTGTTTTCTGTTGGAAAAGAACGCATCCCGGCAGTTTTCGGCATTGTAAAAGTTTCTGTCTGCTCATAAAGAATTGTAGGTTTATCTATGGTCAATAAGTCGCATAGAAAATCAATGTATGTGTCAAAGTCTAGCATGGTTTGATTGTAGCACACAATGTTTGAAATGTCTTTGCCATTGTTTTGCCACTGTTTTGCCACTATTTTTCTTTTGCAATACTTTCAACAAAAAAAGGGATGGACATATAGTCCATCATGGAAAAATATCTACACTTACGCTTTTTTTGAAACAGTTGAAGATTACGTAAGTATAAGCCTTATTCAGATTGTTCTTCTTGTGTTTCCACTACATGATTATAGCATTGATTTACTACTGGGAAACAATCTTCGCTCACAACGATAGCAGAATGTTTAAGCGTATCACTTACTGCACCTACAGATAAAACTTCGTGATACTTTGATTCTGCTTTTAATCTTGCTTTATCGGGATTTTCATCCCATGCAAAATATACGTTATGTTCAAATTCACCATTGTTCAATTGTTTTATTTCTAAAATATAAAATTGTGTCATTGGTTCTCCTTATTTCCATCTTCCTACTGCGTATATATTCAGTGTAACTTTTACATCTGTTCTCGATGCACTGTGATAAATATATAGCGTTCCTGTGTTGGCTCTGGAATAGTTATCGTAACTAGGAACAAGCCATCCATATCCCTTTTCTGTTTGTGCTGTTACATTCAAAATAGGATAGTCAACTTCAAATTGTACTTGATATGCTATTGGGGATATAGTTCCATAGAACATACCACCAGACATTCCTGTTGTTACATTTATTGTCTTTGTGACCCTCTGCCATACTTCCAACTTACCACTATTCCATTTGGTATATCCGTTTGAGCCATTTTTAACTTGTTCAACGACATAATCTACTCCCAACAAACTTCCAATATTGACTTCTTCTATTTTACCATCTAAAGTTCCACCTGCTGTTATGGCAGTTGTTACTCTGTATAGTTGGCTATTGTAAACGATATAGTCACCTACTGCGTGATTAGCAATAGCAGGTGATGTTTCGATAGTGGCTAGATTGCCTAGAATCTTATCAGTTTCCTGTTTAATGGCTTTGTTCTGTACAGGGTTTGTAGATGTACTTGATAATTCAGTATCAACGATACCACCTTCGGGAATGTCTGCACTTGTTATAAAGTCTGAATCGTTCTCCAATTCACTTGTTTTTGTTGGCACTGTGACATTTACCGTCTTATTCTCAATATTCAAGTCAACACCGTTCTGCTGTACTTTCTCAATAATGTTTACTTGAGCATTTTGTTCAACACTTCCCAATTTAGTCTTGTCTTGTGAAGTGAAGTTATTGTCCGTATGGACGTAGTTGGCATCACTCACAAAATTGGAATCGTTGCTTAACTGGCTCGTTGCAGTTGGTATAGTTGGCTTGTTCTGGATAAACGAATCAGAAGATGTATCTGTTTCATCCCAATTAGATTGTACATTTACTTCTGCACCACTTGCAATACCGTTCAGTTTGTCCTTTTCCTGTGTCGTAAAATTGTTATCTGTATGTACATAATTCGCATCAGATACAAAGTTAGAATCATTCGTTAGCTGACTTGTATTTGTTGGTACATCACTGCTAGTAATATATCCAGAATCATTTGTCAATTGACTTGTTTTCGTTGGTATATCGGCACTAGTGATATATCCCGAATCATTCGTTAGTTGGCTCGTTTTCGTTGGTATATCATCACTCGTGACAAAATCTGAATCGTTTGTCAGTTGACTTGTCTTTGTAGGAATAGAATCACTCGTAATGTATCCAGAATCGTTTGTAAGTTGGCTTGTTTTTGTAGGGATAGAATCGTTCGTAACAAAACCCGAATTATTCGTCAACTCGCTTGTTCTTGTAGGAACGGTGACATTGACTGTCTTGTTATTGACAGTCAATTCAGTTCCGTTCTTCTGTACATGCTCGATAACATTCTTATCACCTACTTCACTTTTCTTAGCAAAGACTGTATCCAACTTTGTTCGGAAGTAGTGAAGTAATGTTGTATCTACTAATTTTCCACTCATACTCGTTTGATTTCAATCGCTTCTAAACGCAGCGATTTTCCTGTCGTACCTATCATAGCTTTACCATCGCAATCTACCCAGTCAGTCCATCCCAGCTTCTGGATATGACCACGCATTTTGCATGGCTTTGAAGTCTTGATCCGCAGTGCTTCTAGTCGTTTCGACTGTCCTGTCGTACCAATAATGGTTGACTTGTTTGGTGCTTTGTAGGATTTCCATCCGATATTTTGCATATGAGCATCAACCTGTTCGATAACAGTACCATCAGTTGTGTAAATCTGCAATGCTTCCATACGTTTTGATTTACCTGTAGTACCTGCCATCTTACCATCATATACATATCCTAACCATCCATAAGTTTGGCAGTGTACACGATAGTTGATATTGCCTTCTGCTACTACGGTTTTCTTGAACACTTTAGGACGGAAACATCCAATCATATTAGCACTTGTGAATACTCTTTCGTTTCCATAAGGATATGGCTGATTCTGTCCTAGATAGATACCATTGTTGCCACTATCTCTACCTGTATAGATAGCGATATGGCTTAATGGGAATTGTCCACCATCCCATATAATGATATCACCTTTTTTCATTTCCTGTCCGTTCAGTGCGATATCGTCACACCACTTAAGGATTCCATTTGTCGCTTTTAAGTTGGCGATATCTTTTACATATCCTGTCTGTGTACAGTTAGGTAACGTATGTCCTAATACCTTTGCATACTGTGCAACATAATCCCAACATTGATTGCCAAAGGATTTGTCAAAGTCAACTCCCTTACCATAATATCTGCTAACAAAAGTTTCATACAAAGTGTAATCATAAACCACCTTTGTCAATGCACTTTGTTGCATAGTACCTGTTGTTGACTGTTTGGCTAACATAGTGTTTACCTTGCTTGCAATATCACCCATGCGATTGTATAGATAATCTCCTGGACATGGTTTGTTTTCATAATCCCGATGCACTGTCATATTGCATCCGTTACGATGATTTACCCTGTCAGATTTATTCGTAGACCATTTCAATTGTTTGATTCCGTTTCGTTTGCAAATGTCTGCCACTAAACGGATCGTTGCATCATATGCTTTGTCTGTGCATTGATAAGGATGATAATTTGTAGTCGATACTTCAATGGTGATTGCTCTTTCATCGTTCTCTTTATTTGATGTACATCCACTAGCGTTCTTTTCTTCAACAACAAGACCGATAGAACCATCATATCCTACAGAGTAGTTGCATGATGCACGTCTTGATACTGGTTGAAAGATAGATGCAATGCTATAAGCAGTTCCCTGTCCTGCTGTACAGTGTATAGTGATTGTATCAATAGCGTGAGTTCTAGCACCCCATGTATTACTGTATGGTGCTAGTAATTTAGTCGTTACTAAACCAGAGTTTGTATATGCCATGACTTCATCCCCCTTTTTGTCGTATTTTGTAAGTCCATATTTCCCTATAACATTCATCAGATTCTGCACGTAGTTCTTGCTAGTTGCATATCCATCCTGTTTGATATTAATCAGATATTGTTCTGGACTTGTTATCCCCTTGAGATTTGCGTAGTTAGCAACATTGATAAAATCAAAGTATCCTATAACACCATCTTCCATGTTTGGAAACTTGCACCACTGCATCATGGAACTTACATAAAGACCGGTGTCCATCTGCTCTGAACCTACTTTCTTATAGATTCCTGTGGCAGTAGGGCATCTTCCTTTTCTGTATTTCAATCCAAAGTAGTTATGTGCCTTGACTGCTAATTCTGATGTGCCACTAGCACTCTCTAAGATTGCCTGTGCAATGATAGGCGATACCACTTTGATGTTGTATTTTGGCGCATGTTTCTGAATTAATGGTGCTATCTGTTCAACAAAACTAGTCATCTTTTTCTTCTTTTGAATCCTCAATCATAGCGTCATCAAATTCATTTGTTCCGTTTTCAAATACTCCGAATACTGTTTTTTCATCCAATGTATCTGCCATTGTATCTCCTTTCAGATTGTGGGAAGGTCGTTGATATCTTCCCACATTTTCTTAGCAAAACCGTTACCGCCATTCAAATGGTAAGCATCGTATAGATCCTTGTATCTGTCATACTCAAACTTACTGATATTCCCACGTTTCATGTATTTCTCATGGTAGTAACTCAATTGTCCAAACAACAAAATTTCAATGCCTTTCTGCAAAGCACATTGTTTCGCCTCTGTTCTTTCCATATCGCCTCTATTCTTTTTGAGTACCCATACTACATACCCAACTGCCCCTGTTAGGATTACGTTAAGTCCCATCGTTATAAGGGACTGAATAAAAGGATTTCCGAACATAGGCTTGCCTACTTCTTTAATTCCTTGAGTACTTTATCTGCTTGCAAAGCCGGTTGTGTAAAGCTATTGTTCTTCCAGAATGTCCAGATACTAGCACCGATAGTGAATAACAATGTCACTGTCTGATACACTGTATCTTCGCTTAAATGCAGTGCTTCTCCCCCTTTGATTGCGATTACCTGATTAATCAATGCGATAATCAATACGATTGTTCTTGCGACTGTATCAGCCGATACTTTCAATTTTTCTTCCATATTGCTTCCCCCTATTTCCATGTTTCATATTTCCTAAATGCCTGTACCACTTTTTTCCATATGCCACGTTTCTTCACATAGAGTGTTCCATGAACCCACGTTCCATCTTCTTTAATCCACACATCAGCACCATTTAATTCGTTGGTTGTGAAACTTGCTAATTTCGATGTACCTGTGATTCCGTCCTTGTCGATAGGTGTTATCATGACATCATATGCAGTGTTTGGTGTAAGACCACTTACTGTTGTCCTGTATACAGAGTTTGCTTCATCCCATACATCTGCACCAATTACGGTTTTAGAAATCAATTTATCTGTTTCAAAGTTATAAACCTGTATAGTGAATGTTGCACCAACTTCTTGTCCATCAAATTTATACTCGTTGACCCCCCACTCAAGGGTTACAAATGTATCGGACGGATATGTAACAATCGCCAACACTTTAATAGATGATTGGCTTGTAGTTACACTAATTGTCTTGGCACTTGATACAACTTGATTTGATGTTCTTCTGTGCCTTACAGATACAGTGTATGTTGTCTGTGCTGTAAGACCTGTAAGATTGATACTGACTGCTTGGTTGTTTGATGTGGTAGTCAATCCACTATTTGTCCATGCACCGCCATCAATAGAATACTCAATCAGATTTGATGGATACTGTGGTGTATAGATAACTGTGGCAGTACTTGTTGTAACATTGCCTTGTTCTATCGTTGCTATACCTGCATCCGTACTCATTTTTGTTTTGAAACTTGTACTGGCACTGCCCGAATACACTTGATTGTATATCCTTTTGTGTCTTACATAGATTGTGTAGTTCGTATTTTCTGCAAGACCACTGATGTTAAATGTTGTCGTTCCACCACCTGTTGTAGTGATGGATTTGCCTGTACTCACCCAAGAGCCATTGCCTATTTTGTACTGGATATTGTCACAAGCAACTGTCGATTTATATGTAATGGTTACACTGTTTTCTGTTACGTTAGAGTTGGTAGCAGTACCATCTCCACCTCGTCTGTCAATGTTAGGTACAGATACTACTGCTGTTTTCCAACCTATCTGATATGGATTATAATTCCAGTCATTTCCAACGTTTGAATCAATATATCCATGTACGTATAGAGTTCCATGTGTACCGTCCGCATTATGGTTATGCACCCTTGAATCGTCTGTTAAATTCACTATTGCACTTCCAACTTGGGGAACGTTTACATTATGTACACTTGTCTTTCTCTGTGCAGTGATTGTAGCTATACCACAAATACATACAGGTGCAGATAGAGAATATGTATACACTAACGAACGACATCTCCATCTCGTTGTACGATATTCTGTTTTATTTGCTACAGGGTCTTGTCTATACTGCCATTCGACATCCAAAGCATAATACTTGTTTGTCCAAACTTGTTTCCATGCAGTTCCAGACCATGAACCATATGCCATATGCTATCCCCCTATTTTCAGATATAGCCATCCATCCTGTCCAATATCACTTGTCGGGTCTTCTGTTCCTGTTATGATAGGCAGATATTTAGGTGACAGATGGTGTATTGCCTCTTGATTATAGTCAAGAGAAACTCCTTCTTGTGTTGATACTTCTTCACTGTTTGTTTGTATCGTTACAGTTCCAGAATCCGTTCCTTTTTGGATGCTCACTGTAATCGTTGGTGTTGTTCCGTCAACGGTTTCCAAAGAGTTTGCAGTAATATCCGTATCAGTTACAGATACGACCGTACAAGGATATTCATTTTCGCCTACAGTTACTACGAATCTGTCGCCTTCTTCTACACCGTCAAAGTATGACAATACAGTTCCATCCGTAACCGTTTCCGTCAATCCTTCTCCAATTGTAGATTCTGCCAATTCAAAGATAGGGATAGATTCTGTTTCTGTGTAGTGTGTACGATTTTCAACATATGCAGGACTGTTAGCGTTGTTTTCATCCCAGTTAGCATTTGCCCTTTCGTCAATCATTTCTTCCTGTGTGACAAAACCACTGTCGTTAACAAGTTCTGACGTCATTGTAGGAACAGAATCTGCTAAGGCATAATCGGACAAGTCAATGTTTACAACACCATCTTCTTTTTCAATGGTTTCTCCATTTACTTTTATATCTTCTACTGCGTTGATTTGCACTTCCTGTTCTGTGCCATGCTCTAACTTGTTTCCGTTCAAGTAAACGTCCTTGATGAAAGATACAAGTTCGTTGTTCAAATCTTCTTGGTCTGTAAGGTTTCCCATGATATTTCCCCATGCGACTTTCAAAGTGTAAGGGTCATTGATAGGAACAATTCCTTTGTTGTAAACATAAAGGACACCATTTTTGTCTAAATATGCGTGATTTCTGTCAGGATCAGTGATTTCATCCACCGTATTGACAGGAACTAACCAAAAATCACATTCTTCTGTGTCGATGGGTATCGTTACTTTTACATTCGATACACATACGCTAGGTTTTTTAGCCATTTTGATTCTCCTTTGCTTTCAATATGTCAGATAAGCAACTAGCACAAGAAGTAATTTCAACACCCAAGAATTTTGTTATGCACTTGATGAACATTTTGTTAATCCTCAAGTACTGACTGAACAATTCACTGTCATCATCACTTGCTTGCCAACATTCAAATGCTGTATACATAGCCATGCCTAAATGCTTAACCATGCACCACTGCTCTTTGTTGCCTTTACTGTCGTACATTTCATAAAGCGTTAGCATCTGTGCCCTGCGTATCTCTGCAAGTTCGATAAGCTGTTCTTTCTGCGTTGAAATTTCCTCTAACAGTAAGTTAAGGTCATCTTCCTCATACATTCCGTTCTCAAGTTCCGATATCCTCTTTTCCAGGATTGTCTTTACATGTAGTTCTGCACTTGCAATCTGTACAAAGCTGCGTATCAAATCTTCTGCTATTCCACTACTAGAATGTTTATTTTGCATCTGATTCCCCTTTCTTGTACTGTTGTACTTTTTTCATGTTTTCTATATGTCGCTTTTTGACTTCATAATCGTATTCTCTGCTACGATTAATCAGTAAGCTAATTGCAGTCTGATAATCGTTTGGATGATTCATCATATGGATTTCCATCCTTGCGATTTTAAGTTCTAAATCTGTCATAGTTGCCTCTTATCTATTCATACTGTTGTACATCAGATAAAGATGTATCTTCACTTCAACGATTCCATCCGAATAAACTGTGAATCGTTTGAATCTCGGATGTAAAACTATATCCCTGTCAGTTTCAGACATGAATCCACATGCCCATAGAATGTCGTATGTGGCTTGTTCATCTGTTGGGTATACTCCATATCCTCTAAGCCATTCTCCATTGTTCTGTGCTTTAAAATATGGTGTAAGGTCTACTCCATCAAGGAGTATCTTTATACTCGATGGGTCAAAGTCTGCGGTCGTTGAATACGAACCGCCACCGCCACCCCCACCATGATTATGAGGGTTAGGAGAAATTGTGATTGAACCACCTACTGTCTTATCAAGAGTAGGTACATTGCCAACGGAATCAGAAGTGAACATGCTATCTATATCACCTTTCGTTGCTAACTGATAGTCATTCAGCGATAACGACTTGTCTACGTTGAGATATACACTTTCACTGCCACTTCCGCCTGTACTGCCTGTTGGCTTTGAGTTCATATAAAATGGATTTAATTCAATCTTTATTGCGAATTGTGAATATGTGATTACATCCGGGGATATGGAAAAACCAATTATAGCAGGTTGTCCATAATCGGCTTTCCCTGTAAGAACCTGTCCGTAGATATTCACTACTGAATTTCTGCGTTGTAGTAAGGATCTATTTTGTTTTTCCTTTAGGCTAGATACATTCCCTGCCAGGATGTTTATAGCCTGTCCTGCTGTCATTCTCATGTGTTTATATCCCTTTCAATTCGGATGAACTTCTCAAGTCTTAATGTTCCTGTCTGCGTTCCGTCCTTATGGATGGTCCGCCCTATCGATGTAACATAAAAGTTCTTGTCCAATGTAATGATTTTTTTCATGTATCGTGAACAGTTGTCTGTGATTAGTAGATTGTTTTGGTATGGGAAGTAAACAGAATCACCAACGTTCAAATCGGGTGGAAGTTCTGTCGTTGTGACATTGATAGCATACGTTCTTCTAAGATTCTTCAATTTCTTGATTGCCTCTTGGTAAGCCATCTTTGATGCCATTATCCTATCTTCATCCGTAAGCACCTTTTTAGTCCCATCACGATTGTTTACGATATAAACAGTGCCTGTTTGTTCTGTTGTCGTTTTCGTCCAGTTTGAATCCTTAACTCTCCAATATCCTAATAATCCTGTTTTCGATATTTCACGAATATCACAGAAAGGATTTGGTTGGTTCTGACCGAATACAGTCAATGAAGAACCATTGTCTTTCATAACCATAGCTACGTGAGTGTATGGTGTTTCTGGTCCTTTCCCCCATATTGCCCAGTCACCGTTCTGTGCAGTCTGTGATGGTTGTATCTTGGTATGCGTCTTACTGTAGTTCATATACCAAATATCACCTGCCCAACCACCATAGGGACCGCTCAATATGCCTATATAACCATTTATTTCCTGACAGTGTTTCTGCCATAAGTCTGTACATTGATATGGTTGGTTGCTAGGGAAACCGTCAATGTCAACTCCCTTTCCTTTATATTTCTTTACAAAGTTATCGGGATTCCAAGAACCGTTTCCACTTGGTTTTGCCGGTGTCGTTGTAGTAACTTCCGTAGTGGTAGTTTCTATAGTTCCTTCCTGCTTTTTCCATTCGTTTATCAGTTTCTGATAAATCTTCTTTCCATTTGCGATTCGTTGAGGATATTTCAAATCAAGTCTTTCATCTCCACGTCCATAGTTCTTCATCCATGCCATTACCATGTAATCCATAGATGCATCTGTACGCTTAGACCATGACTTGAATGTATCAGGATAAGCACTCGTAGGTATCCATTCACCTGCGTTTCCCATCCATTCTTCCTCAATCTTCTTACACTCGGCTACACCATATTCTTCTAGTTTGTATCCGCCTTTTTTAAGCCAGTTGGTGATTCTCCAATATGGTGTCCAACCAACTAATCCAAAACCCATATACATTGAATCTGGAGTAGGGTCTAGGTTCTGCCAGATGTTGGGGTTACCTGTTGATTCTAGCGAAATAGCACCACACATCGCTGCGATTGCTAGGTCAGACCACTTACCCTTAAAGTATCTATACATGCAGTGGAAGTTGTTCATCATTTCAGATTCATTCAGAAAGCGTTGTTCCTTTGGAATAATCCACTTTCCTGTATCTGTACTACCACCGCCACCACTGCTATTCGTGTTTTCTTCAATTGTGAAAGGCGAGATATCATTAAACGCAAATGTCGTTTCAATGAAATATCCACTTTCCACTGCTACAGATTCCGTATCAATAACTGCATATTCTAACTGCGTATTTGGTGCTAGTTTCGGATATTCCTTGTAATCATACTGTCTTTCGTTATTGATGTTGTTACGAATAATAACTACAGGGAATTTAGGGTCTTGCAATTTAGGATCGTTGTACACTTCCCTCAAACTCAATGCAGTTACACCACCGTCATTCTTTTCCGAATAGACAGTGGCTAAGTTAGCTACATTTGAAAAATCTTCTTCAATCTGTGGTTCTTCGATAATCTGTATGTTTCTCTTACTGCTCGGATTGACGGATAACATATATCCGCTTTTCTTTCCGAATGTTCCTACTTCTATCTTCTTATCTTCCTGTAAAGATAATCTGTACCAAAGGTCAGGAGTAAGTTCCATGACCTTGTTCAAAGCCTCTAGTTTTGGTTGTCTTGAAAAAACATAATCAATCTTTTCCTTTTTCGCTTTGTCATCAAATGTTATCTGCCAATTTTCGGGATAGATTATGTCATCATCTTTCAGAACATCCGTTATCAGTTTGTTCTTGATAGCTTTGTTTGTTGGTACGGTTCGCCAGTTCCATCTTTCTAAAACGTGAGCAAGATGTACTGTAATCGTTTCTTCAATTTTGTTTGTATCTATTCCTTGTACGACACCTCTGAATACCATGCCATCTCCAAAACGTATCCTTATGTCTTTTCTACCGTTTAGGTATTCGAGTTTGTCGATTGTCATTTCAATTTCTGTTTCGGGAACGGTCATAAGTTCCTGTTCGATTTCGATTTCTTCACTCAATATCCCATCTTGAAAACGATGAATCACTTTTTCATTTTCATCTAATATTTCAAAATATGGCATCATGACTACTCACCTACTTTCGATTGTCCATACCATGTGTTTCCATGCCTTATCCTTGAGTTCCCTTTGTTTGCTATTCCACCTTGGAAAGCGGGTAATTTAGCACTCCATGCACCGTTCTTGCGAACCTTGAACCAACCACTAGCACGATTGACAGATAAGAATTTTTTGTTCTTTCTTACTGCCCAGGGTCTAGCCTCTGTGATAATCTCGTTGATATGGTATATGTTAGGACGCGGCCATTGGTTATCATCCCCTGCAAGCAGAATCTTCACATGAGTTGTATTCTGCGGGATTTTAAACGTTCCTTTCCACTGACTGTTTTTAGCAGTAGTTTTCCAAGAACCATTCGCATACATCCCCCATGTATCACCATGAACGAATATCTTCTTTTTTATGATTGTCTTTTTGTATGTCTTACCACCATCAGAAGATGTTTGTATGGTAATCGAATAGTCATATGTTCCACCATACTGTGAATAGCTAGGACTGGAAGGAACCCATGTCCTGTTATCTTGAACAGCGTAACCAATCAGATTTAACTGAAAGGTCACACTGTAATTTCCGTTATCAATGAAATTGATTCCGTATCCATATCCTGCATTGTGAGCAGTTTTTAGATTAACTCCAAAAGGACCGCTATTTCCTGGTGCACCACCTAAGACTACATTGAATGGGGCACCGCTTCTCATGTAATCCCCATAAAATGATTTCCAAGCCATTTTTATACACCACCTGCAAGGTCGTTTTCTGTTTTGCCACTATTTGTACGGATGAAGTAATTTCCATCCAATGTGCCACCGAACAGGTTGATGTTTCCTGTAGCAATGTGTCTGCCGGTGTTCAGCTTTCCTTGATAGATGGTAGATCCTGTCTGTACCCATGCACCACTGTTCTTAAGGTCTGTAAGCAATTTTTCCAACGCATCAAGACCATTCTGTGCATTTTCCAAAGCAGTAACTCTATCCTGCAATGCTTTGATTGCATCCCATAGCTTTTTGATTTCATCCCATAGTTCATGGATGCTTTCCCATTGTCCACAGTCGGAACAGATAAGAGCATCCAGAACATTCATAAGATTTGTCAACGCTTTTTCGAGTGCTAGATTCAGGTCACATGCATCGTATGAAGGAATTTCTTCAATCATCCCACCTACAAGGCAGTCATTCATATCATGTAAATCTTCACAGTTAGTTCGTCCGTTTTTGGCTTTCAATCCCGAATCATTTTTCAACGATTCACACATTTCATCCGTTACACCCTTTTGCACGAACTCATAATTGGTTTTCTCAAGGCTTTCGCAAGCTAAACATATATCTTTGTTTTCCATGCTCTATCCCCCTTGGCACTCTGCCTCTACATCAAGTATTACAGGCATATTTGCTATAAATGTTACAGGCTCAAATGGAGAAATGATTTCAGATACCCTCAACTGTACATAGATGTATCCTTCTGGTACTGTGTTGTATCCATACTCCCATCCCCATTGCTTAGGTGTTCTGTTACTGTAGATTCCTCTATGTCCACGTCCATATTTGCTAAAATCCTGGTCACCATCGAAACCATATGCAGTAGCCAGGTATCCACCCATGTTTACTGTCTGTGAATCTACAGCATAGATATGTTTGATATGGTATTTAGATTTCTTGATTCTCAATTCCCAAACAAGCCAGTTTCCATCGTTTGTGTCAACTGGTCCTTGTTGTAACCACTTACTACCTTCAAAGGTTATAGATCCTGTCATGACTGCAACGTTTCCAATGATATCCATAGTAATCTTGATAGAACCTGCTCCTGTTCTGTCGAAAGCAACACCTTCACCTGCGATAAAGTCTTTTTCGTCAAAGGAAATATGTGTTGGATTTAACAGTTTACCCAATCTGCACCACATACCACACAAAGCACATATGATAGCCTCGTTCATGTTGTACTGATTAGGCATATAATCGCCCATGAAATCTTTCCAATCGCAGACATCATAGGCGGGCAGTTTTTCGATAAGCGTTTCAATCAGACAGTCATTCGCTAAATGCAAATCATCACAATCGTCATGTTCGCTTTCAGGATTAAAACCCTTATCGTTGCTTAGGGAATTGCACACA